ATAGGTTGCATTATTAGTAGCCCCAAGAAGATTGGTTAAGCACCCGCAAAGCTTTTCATTAAAATCTTGGGTTTCAGTTGTTTGTTTTGCGTAGTTAATGTTCTCACTTCCTACAGCTTGGTAAGTAACATGGATATCACGCAACGATAGATTGTCCTCTTCGTTCAGACTATCCGGAACGGCAACTAAAAAAAGTTCACTAACTGCAGTTCGCACGACGGCATAATGTTCATCGATGAACGCGTCTGGAAGTGGGAGAGTATCTTTTGCTGCCAACGGCATTCTGCTACCATCAACTATTCCAGGAAAAATAGTCGAGGCTCCTACTATTGCCGTGTTGTCCCACATAGGAATTAGATAGAACTGAGCTACCGTAAACAAGTCCGGAAACAGTCCCTGCCAAACCCATTTGTCCACTTCTGGGGTAGCTTCCAGATATTCTTTTATCGCCAGTCGGCATGTCTGAGAACTTGGGGAGGATCCTTTGTAAAAGATACCAAATGTCAAGTAGTGATGTGAGGCTAGTTTGCTGTTTACATATCTGGTTTGGAATTGCGCATAGCCGCTGTGGTCGTTTGAGCCTATGTTGCTGTTTAATACTGGGGCCATAAAATCAGCAGTCTCTTTAATCGCTTCTACCACCGTGCTATAATCGAGGTCTACGAGATCAATTGGCTTTGCTGGCGGAACAACTGCAGTCACTGTACAGTGAGGATAGCTAAGGAAAAAAGATTCTCTGCTGAGCCATAAATAAAAATCTTCCCTAAGTCCCTCTAGCATTACTCCAAATTTAATCCACGTAGGGATCGCAACATCGACCGTAGACATATCTTCTAAGGTTACGGGTATTGGAGTAGTGACTGCGGAGATCGTAAGAGACTCGGCGACATAAATTCCATAGGTAGCGATGTCAGAAATGAAAGTATTATTTAGTTCATTTGTGGTATGCTCACTCGACAGGCAGGCCTTCTCCACTATATTCTGAAATTTTTGCCAGTCTTCCTCTGGTACCCCGTCGAACAAGGCATCGTGCGAGAATCTATTTTTATCCAATTGAACTGCTATTCTTCCAAGAGCACGTTGGGATAAAATAGATAGCCGAAATGTTCGGGTGTCGTTGATTGAGACACGGTCTATAAAATAATTAGCCATCGCGTCATCGAAGTAACCACTTCCCTGATCCATTTCCCCAATATCAGTTAAATGGGTACGCAGGCGCTGCAGACTTTCGTCCGCTATGAATCCATAATGCATATCGTTTCCTCCGATATAAATTTATTTGTTAGACAACAGGTACTACGACCTCTGTTTTTAATTTTAATGATGGCAAGTGTTAGCTATAAGATGTTGACTAAAGGATAAAAAAAATATTACTATGTAGCGATGGTAAGTGTGGCCTACTCCATACTGGGAGATACGGAGTAGGCCGAAATATTTACTGAAGCCTAAGGGTTTTACCTCAGTAAACGATGCGACGACATCAGGTCATGATCCCACACGCCGTCTTCCGTCTACCAAGTACTTAAACCCAAGCATGCTATCGGATTATTGGAGACGGGGCTACGATTGTATTGTCGCGTAATTTGTAAAATAGCTTACATGACACAATGATAATATATACATAAAAAATAATGAAAATCATGAGCGGGTATATACAGCAGGGTGGCGGCCACCCTGCTGTATACTACAGTCCGCTAATATAAGGTACGCTCCTCATAAGTACGAGCCAACGGACTTATTAGCATACTTCGTAGTTTTCGATGTCGTTGATGTGAGGCTACAGCAACATTGCACATATCTATAAACTCTGGCGTGTCGCCATTAGGAAGCTTTCGCAGTCTTCCTAATATTTGTTTAATAAGGGCTTCGCTCTTCGTGGATACAGTAGATATAACTGTTCGTAGATTAGATATATCTCTGCCGGTACCAGCAGAAGTTGGAGTAGATACAATTATGTCTACCCCATCGGCATAGTTATCATCAGGATCCACGGCAGTGTACGGTTTTATTACAAGATTTGGATGTTGTATGGATAATTGTTCGACTAAAAGTTTAACTGATTTAATCTTACTAACCAATATAAGTAATTTTTGGTTAGTGGTTCTTATGCTTAAGTAATGATTGCGCACCATTGGATAAACAGTTAGTTCTAAGAACTTATCCCTTATATCATCCCTGCAATGCAAGACGACTTCTTCGTATTTCCTATGATCGTACCCATGCGGACCAGTAACGTCCTGCTCCCTAATGTCGAGTCGATATAAAAAGCATCGAATATCTACGTATCTATCATAGTCGCGTGCGCCGTATCGTTTTACTTTTGGAAACACTTCATCAAATATAGCAAGCGTGCTCTTATCTGAATTAGTATAGGTTGCCGATAAATAAATATTGTGCTCGATGTGTGATCTAAGATCTAACTGGGAAATAAAGTGAAAGTGCGTGTGGCATTCGTCGTTTACCTTGACTCCGATTCCATATTGCTCTAGGAACTCTCGATAAGTGATCGGATAATCTCCAGTATTGCTTCTTACATACGCCCTTATAGTCGCCAATGAAGCTATAAAGACTTTCGGTCTTATCTCGGGATCGGCAAATAAGGTTAAGAATGACTTTTGACCACGTAACACCCAAATGTCAGTTTCCTGTATGTCGGTTAGTTTAAGGAATTCTCTTTTCCACTGTTCTACCAGCCCTGCGGTAACTATCATAGACACCATATTATGGCGTGTTATAGTTTTTATAGCCACCATTGTTTTTCCTACGCCAGTTTGTAACCCTATGGTCCTAACATGTCCTCCGTTCGGATCTATCAAATGTTTTAGGGCCCCAAGTTGTGCAGGCCGATCGACCCATTGTGGCTGCATACTGATATGTACTAGTCTGCCGACCACATTCTTTCCAAATTTTACTATAACATCGAATTCGTACTTCTGTAACTCTTTTAATAACGGCTCGGTAAAATTAATAGGTATAAGTAAAGATTTACTAAGCCTATCATAGCTGTGATACTCTCTATTTGGAACGAATCTCCGATACCTTTTATTATAGCAGACAGAAGTAAGATTACTCTTTAAAAATTTACGCACGACTGTTGCTTGATACCCAAACACATCTCTGATTAAGATTGCTGCATGTGTCGAATACTTTGTTATAGTTATAGATTCCCCACCCATCCGTTTCTACCCCCCTCCCGTAGTGACTTCAAAATCAGATATGCGTGCGATGTTGCGAAAATGCAACATCGCACGTAGGACTAGTCAAGTCCTATATAATTATCAAACATGCCAGGACTCTTTGGTATATTAAATGTAGCTGTCTCCGAGAAATATTTATTAATTAGTTCAAATGCAATTTTTGCTGATACCTCCCTGTTCGTAATGACTTCGCGTATAGTCTTACATTTAAGATTCTCTATATCTGTTATTGCCGGTATCCTGTAATCATCCTCTTCCTCTATAAGAAAAGCCCTTACTACTATTTCCACATAAAATAAATTGACTGAGGCCTTTTCATACAACAATTCTGTTAGCTCCCGCATCAACGTTGGTAATGACTTATACTTCTTTATCTTAGTATCGAAGAATGTAGCAACGCGCCTAGTGAACGCGACCATATCGTCGTTAAATGCTGAAAAATTGATAAGTGGTTTAGAGAAATCATATCCAGATAATGGAATAACATACCTGTCATTCTCCACCGGTATCTCGTCTATTCGTAATGTTATATAAGACAACATAAAAGAGGATAGATACAAACGAAATTCTCCTGGAGCTAGTTCTATTTGCTCCACTAACGTTCCATCCAAGCGTCGCAACTCGAAGTGTTGGATCTCACTAAATGTTTCTGGCATGACGGCATCCACAAACTCTAAATCACGGAGGGAGTATGCTCCTTCTACTGGAATATGCAGGTAATACTTTTTCAGTTCTGCCCATTTTTTCTTTTTCCAAGTAATATTTAATGGTGTTTTGACCAAATAAGTTTTGCTTCCTTCGGGCAAGGAATAATCCTTGGTTTTAGTTGCAATAAGATGCTTAGCGCTAAGGATCATTTGCGATATAATCCTCCCAACCTCGGTAGCAGCACGTATACCCACATGTTGTCCCGGCGGCGTAAAGGCAGTCACTAAACTTATGTCGAAGACGTGATTATATTCGTCCCCAATCGCTCTGCCGGCACATGCTTCGCACACGCCATCCGAATGCCGACAACCAAATGCTGATACCATATTCACAGTCTTTCCGATGTACGTATTCATGTTACGCTCATCTAATACTATTCGTTTCCCTTCCTCATCTATAACCTTATTCATAGCATTCTTGGCTAATGCTGGTGTTAGTTCGATCGGATAAGTTAAATTCCCGCCACAGTCTCCCGGGTGGAGATACCGCATGGCGGCAGTCACTAGTCGCAGTCTTCTTGCAAAATACTGCGCGTCCTTAATGATAGTCTTGGCGTATAGGTTAGACTTCTTCGAGCCTAACCCTTCTACCGCATACTCCACTATATTTTTTAACCCTGAAATATTAGAGGAGTTAACCACGGCACTCATCATGTTATCGTCGGTATCAGCACGGCAACCAAATCGCATGAGTACCTGCGGAATTTGATTAAGTTTTAACTGCCCGGTTTCCATAAAATCAAGCAATACGTTATCTTTCACTGCCCCAGGCGTGGACAGTAGCTTAATGAACCGGGCTGCCTGAGCAGTAATAATTTCCTCAGCCTTTTCTGTTCCGATGGAGCTATCCACATCGGCATCAGTAAGTTCTTTTAGCTTCGGATCTCTCAGCATCTTACATAGCCCTAGTATAGATATAGCCTTTGCGTATGACCGGCACCATCGGGTAGAGAAGTTACTAAAGTCAGATACATTATCGGCCAAAGCTTTTAGACACTCTGGTTGGGTAAGTCCGGAAACTTTTAGCAGCTTAAGATACATTTTAGTATGTATAGTGGCCAATGCGTTATCCGTCATAGTAGGCACCTCAATGACATCCTCAAGTCCCGGCACAATCTCTAACCTAAAGTATACCTGCCACGCAACTATATTGAAGATAGCATGCCTTGCGGGTAAAGTCACTTCTCCGTCGATCAGTTGTAACACCATCAGTCCGGTATCTTCTCTGGCACGCATGGTATTGTATACGAAGTTGGGATCAGATATTTCCAACAGACTTCTGATTCGGATCAGCGGATCGCGATTCTTATTCATAAAGTTCTCCTGAGTTCTTATTGCGTTGTAGTACGGCCACTTCCCGCACATAGTTAAACTTATTACTATGCCTTTGTTAGCTTGGCCATAACCGTAGAAATTTTTATTCCCACTGCCCCAAGTAGTTGCTTGAGTATTCCAATATTATTACTGCTGTCCCGCATTTCTTTTGTTGTCATAGACAACTGATCTATCTGTGTTGGGTTAATGTCTGTTAACAATCTATACTGTAACTTATCTATGGCCTGCGGACAATTGGCATGAGTTGCCATAAGTCGTTGCACTACGTCGGTATCCTTGCTCATAGAAAGCACTGATACTTCGTCCTCTCCTATACGTTGTGGAGTTTGTTTATGTGGATGTTGACTCTTCAAGTCCCGAGACTTCACTTTCATTGGAGAATAAAATTGGGATACGTACCCAGACGAGATTGAGCTGAGCTGATCCAACGGAACCTTCCCAAGTAAATATATGAGCTTGCTTCCTATCATTGCTGGATACTTGGTAGTTATCTCCACTGGCCCATCGCGAAATACTTTAGTGAATGTAACTGGCGACTCACCAATGTCAAATTCCCTCTCCAGCTCTTCGACCAACTGCTCTGATAGCGTTTTAAGAAATGGCGGAATCACCAGATAAATACCGTATTTCCTTACCGCCTCAAGAAGTTCTTGTTTATCTTTAGTATTACGTTTTACTATAACGGCATACTCTGGATTTATCATATCTATAAATCGCATTATTTCTTTCCATGCTTCGTCGTCATTACCCAACAGTCCGCTCGACAGTCGTTGTTTAAACAGTTCTGAACCACGAGTTATGAATTGCGAGTACCATTGTCCAACGTTCATTCGGTTAAACGGTCCAGTCGGTCCGGCAATAATCTCTGCTACAAAATTTTGTTGGTCCTTTGGCATATACGCATCTGGCCATACCTCACTTATAACTCCCTTAGCCCCTTCTGGTCCAGTCAATTTATCCCCAGGGCCAACGCTTCTCTCGTACTTATACGTTATGGATAAATGAAAATTATTTATGGCTTCTCCCCCCTTACTGGTTAACGTTATTCGTTCCCCTTTAGGAGTTTTGGATACTCGTCCAAGACAACGAGTAACGAGGTCACTAAATCTATCACTTATTTCGCGATCACTGTGTTTGACTTCTTGGTAAGTTTTATGAATCTCTTCGTAGTACGAAGAATGTTGTTCTTGGTATTTTTGTAGCTGTTTAAAAATATCACCTTCTCGTTTTATCTGATTATACCTACTGCCATTCACAAAAATCTGAATGTCTATAATCTCCGCTCCGGGATGGGCCTGTTGGTACAGGATATCATGGGAGTAATTCGGGTGAGATAATTCTTCCCAAGATAGATCAATGCCGTACTGACTATCTTTCATAGAACGAAAACCACATACTATCCCGTCCTCGCCTATATGTTCTCCGACGTCTGGCCATATTTTGAAGTTCTTATCATCCCCGTATAGGTTCAATGGAATGTGCTCCTTAGGAACGTTTATCTCCAAGGATTTTATGCCGGTATGTTTGAGTTTCTCTGCAAATCCTTCACTTATAACGACCGCATCCGCAGTCGTCTCTTCCATTGGTAGATACACTATGTTGGCGTTTAGCCCCTGGCAATACATGTTACCGGATTTATTTGGAGTTGAAACAAGCTCTATGTCTTTTCCTATAAGATCCATTCCCCTAGGTACATTATGTATGGTATTCATATAACCAAATCCATCATGCCCCTGCCTGTAAGATGTTATATCAAAATAATCCACTATTCCATCCTCGAGCCCAAGAAAGATAATAGTTGTAGTTGGGTTAACCTTAATATGATCAATACCAATTCCTACTTTAAACTTGGGAATGGCGGCAAGTACTTGAATATTCTGCAGTCGCTTGGTCTCATCGAATTGATAGTTCCCAAACAATGTTTCCGCGCCAGTAAGTATCCGTGACAGTTCTGCCCCATTCACCAATACCGCTTGTTTGATATGGCTAGTCTGGAACATAGTTGCTCTCTGCGAGGAAGTAAAAGCCGCAAAACTCATCAGCTGCGCCTCAAGTCCAAGCGCCCTTAAATCAACCGCTAAATTTTGACAAAACTCCGAGAGGCCTGGATACCGCAGTGGCTCTTTTTGGTTTTTTGCTGACTGCATGTCACTTCTCCTTTATATCTGAATTTTATAATTAATAACCTCATCAGTTAAATAATATATATTTGTATTTACTATGGTGGATTCTCCCGCACGGTCACTTGCTTATCGCTAATCAGGATAGTAATATTTAATCCGATCTTATGAAAATAGTATACGTATATAAACATCCCCCTAAGGAGTACCTCATGAAAAAGCTTACAGATAAAAATAATGAACTAATTACACGTTGGGATAACCTAGATCACGTATGGAGAACGATGGTACATGATCATCGTTCCTTCTTACTCGCTGGGGCTACGACATTTATTATCTCTGACGGAGAGCAGCAAAGATACATGTATCGCATCAGTGATTACCTAAAGAGTAAAGGAAAAGATGCCGGCCTGACCTGGATAATTATTTGGTTAAACCAAATAGGCTCCACTAAAAATTTTGTCAACGTCGCTGAACTACTCGTCCCAGATAGTAATCGATTGCAGGAACTATATAAAAAGTATACCACTGCAGTAAAGTTAGAAAAAAATCTACACTAAAAACATTTTTTTCTGGTACTCGGATTGTAGGAATGGAGAGATCCACATCGGCGGGAACCTATCTATGATGGTACTCAGTTCTTCGGGCTTAAAGAAATACACGTCTATCAGACTATTATAGACTCGTCCCTTTATCACAGATAGGATCTTTGGATCAATTGCGATCTCTACGTCAATCATGAGTCGCGTTAGCCTGACAATAAATCTATCGTTGGGATCAGTTCCTTCGACTAAATTAGCCAAGAAATGCGTAACGCCTACTTCGGAATCTAACGCGTGTAAATTAAAAGTAGCAAAATTGTGAAATAACTTATCCACTGGTTTGTCAGAATTGCGCACAAACTTGATCTCCATATCCACAAATTCTCGGCACAGCATACGAAGCTTTTTAATTTCTTTATCATACAGCTCTATAGGTGCTTCCTTCTCAAAATGGTACTTTCCGATTTTGTAACGTTTTTTAAAGAACATACATATCCCTTATTTTACCTTTGTTGGTGTTGCGGCTCCGGTATAAGCTCCGTGCGATCCCGGTAATGGGGTCGGCGGAAGCCAGGCCAGTAACCAAGTTATAATTTTTTTTGCCATAATTTCATATATAGCATCTCCTGCCGATTCCCGCATGGTCGCCCATGTACCATTATAAAACAGATACGCTTCCAACTCGATGCTATTGTAGTAATAATCCATGTCGGTAGTGCCGGCAGGATGAGCCTCTAGTACGCCTAGGTCCGAGCCCACAGTTGGAGATAGATCAAGGCCTGGAGGTATCGCTAGCGGGGCAGGAGTTGTGGTTGCGGTAATTGTTCGATACATCGCAGCAGCCATCCCTACCTCTATGGCTGTTGATAGCACCTTACCAGAGGCTACTGGATCTACAGTCCCAGTTCCGTTGGGAAATATTATTGCAACGTTTATAAAGTTACCAACGTCTTCAGTCATGGAGTCTGGTATCCCGACCGGATTGAATGCCACCCATGCGTACTCTATCTCCCAGTTGGCATGGATATAATTAGCTATGGCTACTCCCAATGGAGGCAGTGACGTTGCCCCAAGCATTGCGGTTTTTAAGATGGCTCCCATCTCTACATAGTCTAATGCCATATCGAGTACTCCTTATATAACTGTTATGAGTTTTGTTGTGTGCGTAAAGCCGCCAAATGGACATACCAGTATTGAACAAAAACCGCCCATACCATCGGGAGGCCCAGGCGCGCCCATGGCGGTACATAGCCCAGTCTTTATCGTGACGTTACCAGTTATATTCGTGTTCGGGGCCGTCACGTCACACTTCCCCTCAGCATTGATGGCACAATTCGCCGCATTGATCTCGGTGTTGGCGTCCGAATTAATAGTAGTATTTCCTGAAGTGTTGATAGTCACCTCAGTCGCATTGATGGTGGCTCCATTCTCGGCATTGATGATGGTGTCCGCGCTGTTGGTAGTTATTGTTGCTACTGCTGTTGCGGTAATATTATCCTCTTCAATGACGACGCTGCACTCATTTTTATTAGTGATAGCGAACTTACCAGTAGGACTGTAAAGAGTCATGCTATTTGGGCGCACCTCAGAGTTTATTTCCCTACCAGAAAAAGCTTGGTCTGTTACAGTTACTGTTTTTTCTTCTGGGGAAATAGTAATGGTGTATGCAAACTCTTCTCCGTCCGAACATCCGGTGGACACTTGTATTTTCTTGGACCCAGTCCTTGTGTCCATTTCTACATAATAAGTATTTTCATCCGATGGAACAACTGGCGCTTCTTCTGTTGCTACGTTTGGTTCGTTCATGACAAATATTTTAATATGTTCCCGACTTCGAAGCTCTACATCCTTTCCCATCTCTAGCCAAAAATATTCATCCATGTTGGCGTACTGATACACCCATACCTGCTCTCCCGCCACTACGTCCGGACAGGAACGATTAGTTTTACTTGGGTCTAACCAATCCACAAGTATTGTGTCCGACACGGCTACACGGCTCGAGTACTCTCCTACAGTAAAAGATTTTTCTTCCGGCTCTGGCACCGGCGTCCCTGTAATACTAGGACTTAGTTCCGGACATAACACTTCTAGTGTAGTGCCATGAGCATCATCGATCCCTCTAATAACTATTCCAACGTACTGATTCCATTTTTTTGACACAACATTTCCTCCAGCAAAAAAAGATGGGGGCAAGTTACCCCCATCTTTAGTTCTATGTTCGGCGCAGCATTAGCCGGGAATTATACTACACGGACTATTAACCGTTGCAGGATAATGTCCCGGACCCGGAACTCTACCATATGGGGAATGTCCATATGGTACAGCTTGATTTAATTGCCCGTATGGGGCGGGGGCCATATGAGTGTATGGGGCTTGCTGTATTTGTGAAGCATATCCCATATGCGGCATTGGATTAATGGGAGGTCGATTGGCCGTGGTTAGCATCGTAGGGGTTGCTATAGTAAATGCCGGTGGTGGATTTCGCGAAGCTTCTGTTACCGGTAAAACGTTCGCTGCATTAGGTATTGGTAATGGGGTAGCTTGCCATGGCGGTAGATTTGACGTCTTAGTGATTGGAGCAGCAACGAGCTGAGAGCCAGAAATAAATTTAGTCAAATGGTAATACTTCTCCACGTTTGGAAGATGCCTCATAAAAGTTGCTACGTTGGTCTCCACCTGTAGTAATTTTTCTAGATACTCCTCCATTCTAGCATACCCTTTTGCCATAACAGCTAACACAGCTTCAGCCTTCGGTACGGAGATTCCAGCTGCCTTACAAGTAAAATGTTCCTTAAAATCAGAAGTGCCCAAAATCTTTTCAACGATGCCGTGAAATACTCTCCAGGTCTTTTTACGAATAGTTGCCTTATACGAGGCTACTGTCTCCTCGTCAAATATTTTACACTGCAATTGTGCTACCTTTTCTCGCTTGCTGTAAAATATCTTTAATAGATCTGTCGGCTTGATTTTTTCTAGCTCTTTCATTGTCTTAGCATCAATGTCGTCTTTGAATTCAGTTATGATGTCAAGGTTACCATAGCTAACTTTTTCCAATTCCTCCTCTGCGGCAGTCGCAAATCGAATGATGGTTTTAATAACTTCCTTTAACAAAAATCGCATAGTGGCCTCGCGAGTACCCCAAAACCAATTAAGTTCTTTACCTTCCTCGATGAGATCACTGAAAGGATTTAATACGATAAAATCTCCAACCGGCATTTTATCGTAGTATACGACCAACGGTAGACTTGGCCCATCCGGATCGTTCCCTGTCGGAATGCATAACAACTTATCATCCTCGATGGTCTTGATGGACATGTTGCTTCCGTCCACATGGTATACTTCTCCAAGCTCCACCAAATAAGTAATGAAATCTGTTACATCCGTCGGTCTTATAGCTGTTTCCTTTGAACCCATTCTATCCTCCTGTTAAGTACTTAAAATCCAGTAAGTCCTTTGTTAATTTTATTAGTCGCCTTAGTCGGAAGCACCTCTATGGTATCTTGTACCGGCGAAGCCGTCAGACTATCATTCATTATCACGGGGGCAATAGAGGAAAGTTCCGACCCGCCACTACCGAAAGTACTCGGTAGATCCTCCCTCCAATTACCAGCTATGCCATTATCTACTATACTACCAGCTGGGTACTCTGATCGTCCGTGCAGATTAATCATCATGTTTGTGAGATTAAGTGCATTATTATTAATGTCATCATATCGACCAACTAGCGGACTTCGCATTCCTCCCATCCGGTTATTAGTTACAAAATAACCATACTCTCTCTCAAGATCAGCATATTGAAGTTCAACTATTGTGGTGGTATCACTTATATGCGTACAAGAAAGCCAAAAATCCCCCTGAAATGCTTTCAGGATCGGAAACAACTGCGACATCACCGACAGTTTAAATTGATTGACATGCTCTTTTTGGGCCACTCTGTTAACAGGAACCATAGTATTAATTTGGTCCCCTTTCCATTCCCATAATCCTTTATCGATATCCATGGGGTTACCATAATTAGAAGAGTAGGTAAATCCTACAGATACTAGATTACAAGAAGCAGCTATGGCTGCAATTGTAGAAGCGACCATGGTCGACATAGTGTTCGACATGGACTGTACTTGTTGTGGGCGAGCCTCAAATCCATCACTCATATCATTAAATTGATGCATCTGTATTTCTGGAAACTTCGCATCTAGCTCACCCAACAACATACTCCTACTTGTATCAATACCATGCATGGGTTCGATTACGTGAGTAGATAAAAGGTTAGAATCTACCTTAGACAGAAATGTTTGATCCGGAGGCATCCCGTATGGATCGTGGCATGACGCGCCGCAGTTGTGGTCCTGGAATGTGGCGTCTATACCCTGATGGTCTATTCCCAAATCTACCGAGTGCAGCAAATGACTTAAATGATTGTTCGGGGCGTCCAGTTTTGTATCCAGCGCAACATGTCTATCTAACTGTGGATCTATCCTACTGTCATGAAATGTTGATACACAACCATCAGGTTCGACCATTGACTCCATGGGATATTGTAGCATTCCTGATCGTTGCTCACCTGGGGTCATCGTGTATAGATCTCTGTCGTTTCCTTGTGGGAGATACCCAGTAATATTTGGAACTATATTTCTGTCATAACTGGTCGTTACGACTTGTTTCGGTGCATTGGTATACGCTGCCTGCATCTTAAGAAGGGTGTTATGAGTAAACACCATTCGAGCATTTGGGTTATGTATCTGGTTACTCGTGCCCAACGAACTCGGAAGGACGGGTTCGTCTAAAAAGTAACCGGAAATAAGCTGTCTGGTTTTTGGGTACCGTGTGCTGGCCGATCCATTGCTTGGATCATTATCAATAGCCAGAACAAAATTCCAAAACTCTGACAATCTGGCAGTGTCGAGCACGATCCCATTCGATTTTGGTTGTATGCTAGTTAGTAACGATTGTTGCTGTCCTGCGAATGCATACCGACCAGCTCTATTTCCATAGGGTGCGCCGTCTGCAGCAAATCTGCTGTCGTTCCTCGGGTCCGTTAAATCTTCAATGAATTGATTAGTAAACTTATACTCCATTGGTCTTAGTACCTGGACCGGTATTGGTTTCGGTTTCGTCACGAATAGCATTGCGGTATTTCCGGTCAATGCCCTAGAAGAACATCCCTGTATTCTTGGATCAATTTCCATCGCCTGCCGCGCGGGCATTTGTGATTGATGCATAATTCCCTCCTTGTTAAATTAATTTGATTTACCAGCCTCATTGTCCCACCTGCACTAAACTATAGTTAGCAAGGCTGTAGAGTACCAAATCAAAATATATATAATACGATAGTGCTTCTGTTTCGACAGTAATAAATAATTCCTCAGAGTTAGTTTTCTCTAAAGTTACCCTCCGCATTGCTGCTGGTCGGAGTTCCCGCGACCAACTGATTAAGAACTCTTTTACAGGCTCTAGGATGTCGTTGGTACTATCCACAAATTGGAGATAGTTTGAAGCATTAGTTGCAGTCACTCTACTAATTCCATCCGGACCAATCCCACATTCCATGGAAATATCTGTATAGGGTGATTCGTTTAAATAATTAATAACTACATGGAAGCGACTTATTAATTTCCTAGGGGCTCCATACAGTACTTCCGGAGTAAGCTCAAATATTGGAGCAAAATCCATATAATCCCTATAGGTACCACTACGCACATTACTGCGCATGAATCTATAGAGATCCTGTAAAACTAATTCTCCATCGCCGCATAACGCCAATTTTGATATGGTGTCAGTAGGATGGATCAAGTTCAATTGCTCATCAATAGTACTATTGACTAAACCTGAAAGTGCCACCGAGTCCCAATATTGTCGCTGTATGATAGAGACTTGCTCTATTGCTTCTTCTTTAAATAGGGCGCTGGTGCATGCGTCCACTCGGTCATCTCCATCAGATACTTTATCTAGTACGTTACTGCTCTGGTACCTCTCCACATGTGATTGCTCCACTGGGTAAATAGGATACTCATGTAGATACGCAACTATCTCATTTGCCAGTAAGCGATTAGCGGTTACTAACTCTTTGGTGTTTCCAAGCCAACCGAGCACCACCCGAATGTATTCCGGAAACCTAATATGGCTAACACTATTTTCCTCCTTATTGTATCTCTTAAGAGATATCGGATATATATGAACCGGTGTCTTTCCCACATGGAAGACATTATTCTTTGTTATTGGTTGGCGTGATAATACTATCCTTTCTGCAACAGTGCCGCCACTTATCTCTATAAATTTATACTTAAAGATAGAGTTGTTGCTATCCCAGGTAACAGTCCTCCCTACAGACCGTCCTCCGCTTCCGCCCTGGAATGACTTCTGATAAGCATTCGAAGAGACATACTTTTCTTTATGGGGCCGCTTTGGTAATGGAATAATATCTATTATCATACGTCTATTCCTTAAAGTGGTTGAAGTAAAGTAATTCATCTTAATAATATATATCTGTATTTCGCATCGAAATACTGCTACCCATAACGTGGACGCATCGAAGGGACTGGCTATGCTACGATATGAGCATAACTGATCCTATGCTAGAATAAGGCATTTGCTCACAAGAAGAGCGGCAATCAAATCCAGTCGGTAACTTAAGGGTGGCGTGTCGTCATTGAAAAAGAATTTCACAAACATCTCTTCATGATAATTTTTAAGTATTGTGGCATATCTCACGACACCGGTCGGTATACCAAAATTCATGATACACTTAAACATTGCTTGCTGTAAATCTCCAATATCGAAAGTGCACGCAACTCCACCATCAACCTGTATGTAGCTGTTGAAAGTTTTTATTTCCAGACTGCAGTACACCATATCTATTGTAAACTCGATGTCAGATGCTGGTTGGTTCATCAAGAATACCCCAAGGGATATCAGGGCACAATCCTGATCGGGTGAAATGTATGCTGGAAGCTGACCGTCAGAAGTTTCAGAAGAGAGTGGCAATCTTTTTGGTGGATGCATGGTTTGATATGTCCTAAACACGCCATAACTATAAGTAGGAATAGTATCAATGGATAGATCATGGGACGTTGGGATGCAGCGCATCTCCACCATCCTTTGATGCGTTGGCGTTACCTGTTGTGGTGCCAGTTCCTCCTTTCCAACAACACTATGTAGAATGTCATGCAAGCAATCCCAATTGTATATAATTGCTGGGGCGATACTCTCAAAGTTACATGAGTCACAGTGGCAGCAGGCCTCAAAAATAGATTCAGCATCCAAAATATTATGAACTTCGTCAAGGCACATACATGCCCCCGCCTCGTTAGTAGACTGTGTATCGAGGGCCACGTTATATACATTCGCAGACTTGAGATTAAGGCCCAAGTTATATTCACTCCATGCGTGGCTGGTAGAACGAAAATATTCGTCCGCCACAAATCCGTACTCTGCCCCATATTTTGTAAACTCACGACGTAGCTTCTCGATTCCATACTGTGCGATAGTCATCGACGAAGGGTCACCATTGAGTACTTGTAGCGTGCTGATCTGATGTGAGTTTAGTTGCCAATCGCCATTCATTTTAGATGCTATCATGTGCATTGGAACTTGATCTCCGCTTTCTGCTAAAAAAGTTGACAGCGATATTGGGATAGTGGTTATCACTATCTGTTCTCGCGAGGAAGTTCCAATTTTTTCTATGAGCTTATACTTATATAAGGGTACCCTAAACACAGTCTCACGGCCAAGATGCATGACAGTGTTGCGAACATCTCTTCCTGTTCCGGTCGGTCCATTTACCACGTAGGCAAATTTGTTTCGTAGCTCATAGTTTTCTTGAACCTTTCCTAAAAATATCGCGTCTATTATCATGTTAGCCCTCCTAGGAACTACCTGGTACGATGTACCAGGTAGTTCCTATACTATCAAAATGTCACTAGTGTAATAGCGCATACACTTGTGATCAGTTTCTGCGTTGGTTGTACCTTGCGCCCATTCAAATTTGTACTGTCCATAAGCTCCCATAAATTATCCGCAGTATTATGCAGATAACCCTTATATAAGGTTGATTCGAGATAGTCGTCTATCATTCGGTCCCATCGCTTTCCGCCATCTTTTAATGGGGAGGCGTCAGACCTTGCTCTACAAGCGCGATACTGTTCGGAAGTTTTTGCAGATAGTTTTACTCTATCATCAGTACTGCTCAGCTTTAACTTAGGTTCCTTTGTTGGTATAACAGTAAGCATAGTGAGTAACTCATAATACCCGAACTGTAGTACTACCAACTGTGCCAAGCACGCTAATTTGACGTAGTTAATATGGTCGAGTAATTTTATACTCTGCCAGCCGCCAAGGTAGGTCCCAAAGATATGATTTATTACATGTTGATTTGTTACGTTTGGTACGATAGGGTGCTTGTGATACCACTCCGTAGCAGTGATGAACTGCTTCTCCTCAATGTCATAATCTATTAAAAACTTATTTATTAACGGCGGAATGCTGGCCATGGGAAGAATGGCCTGATCGCAAGTTCCTATAGAGGTCTGACTATCCAGCTCTATATTAGCACGCGAGCCCTCCTCACCATCGTTTTCTCCAAATGGAGTACGGGTCATGAAGGCTGTTTTCTTGGCGTTTATTTCTCTCCCACGTATAATCTGCTTAACGGTAACGATTATAAATATCATAATGTTACCTTCATTCTTTGTAAATGGTCTGTACAAGTCGATGTTTACGAAAGCTCTGGTGTACAAGTTACTCATTGTATGCCTCACCATATTTTCGAGACTTACGTTATGAAACACATTGGTTTGTGTCCGGTGAATACCGGAGTTAGACACATTCTTGGTATAGGTTCGGAGCTTAAGAACCAATTCAAGACATCTATTTTTCAATATGTCAGTTAGTATAACAGCACAGTGAACTTCTTTGAGTTGCACGTCTATTTCTCGCAAAAGAAAAGACATGAGTACTCCGTATATTGGCGCGAGTATCTTAGAGATTAATGCTATAACAGTCACCTTCCGCCCGTCCTCTTCGGTAAATGTCATTTCTGCAGTATCCTGCGGTCGCAGCCCTGCCTTGCTGTAATCTCCTAATGGAATATTACCATCGGTAATAAACTTTTCTAACGTTCCCCACAGATCTATCTCGGAGTCTAACTCTGCTAAGTTACGACTAAGCTGATTCATTAGCTCTGGCAAGCGGACGATATCCGTCCTGTTCATAAATTTATTAATATCGTAGTGAGCGTTTAGCATAAACATCGCAATCTTTATTTGGTTTTCATCACTAAACTTAGTGAAAACTTTATTAACCGGGGAGGCCATTATCTCCCATTTTACAGACCTAGTCTCTAGTTTAATCAGATTGCGATACCTTGATATCTTAAACTTTAAAAATTCTGCCACATCCATCTGGACCTTGGGAAGCGTCAAATCTCCAAGGTCCAGTCTAACCATAAGATCTTTGCCTGGTTCGGCCAACAGACAATAGTTTATCCCCTTCTTCATCGTGCCCTCCTGCTTAATAAGTAACGATTAGTATCAAGGTAATAATATATATATTACTATCAATTGAAGTATATTCCTCTGGCACTTCGGCGACATAGAGCGGAAAGTTTCCGCACGTCGGTTAATACGAATTTGACGCTTCCTGCCGTTGGGTCTTTGGACCCTGGGCGATAACTCCGCACTCCTATACAAATTGTTTTGCCCTTCTTCTCAAGCACGAGTATGTACTTGCGCTGTACCGAGATGCGCATGCTGGCGGTGGTAGTAGTTCCATTATCTTGCAATAGGTCGCAAAGTTTATATGTTTCCTCCTCGCTAAAAATATGTCGGAATAAAAAACTTCCAACTGTACCGTAGCAGGTGACTCCGATGGACTGATGGTCGTCCGAAGATGATTCATCGCCCATTAGGAATAGTAAGTAATGCGTTTCGTTAGTGTATATGATTTGATTGAAGTTAGGAAATAGATTTCTACGACCAAGCATTGCAGCGGCAGCAACCACTAAAATTATAGGTAAGTAAAATACAAATACTTTAATTTCTGGGATCATCGGACTCCCCCTTTTCTTTAAGTAGGCCCCTTTGTACAATTCGTTAAAGATTATTTTACTGTATGAGATGCGATAGAACCAGTAAACTCCGTACCCCTATACTCTCTTCATCATAGTCCGATCTTTAAAAGGCTTGCTCGTCCGAGTGCTCTTCGTAGCATTGCCTGTAGTCGGTAGTACCCCATGTGTTCTTCTCCGGTCGAAATGGTGAATGCTACCTTTTTTATATTTATTTTTGGGCAGCGTTGTATAGTCAAAACGATCCCTGGCGTTTCATCGGTTACAGATAAATAGTTTGATTGAAACATTATCCTTACCGGACCCTCCGGTAGTTTAAAGGTCTTTCTGTATGTATGTTTTGATTTTAACCCGGATAAAAGTTCGGTACAGGTATTCTTGTTTAATTCCAGGACGATCGGATTATCTATGCCATGATAGAGTTTGAATAGAATGAACGTAAGTCCTTCTTCTACTGTTAAGAGATGTGAGTCTGTTGTGTCGCTACTGTACTCTGGACAGCTCCGCCAGCTTATAACCCGCATGGGTGTGTAGCCACGAAGCATTTCAATAAGTTTTTTAGTGTGACGATTTACCAGCCAATACACTACTATCCCCGTTGTCATACACAGTTGGATGGTAGTTGCTACTTGAACCAAAGATAATTCATTTACTACATAAGCCAAAATATTTGTTCCCATAGTACGCTCCTCATATTTTTGCGATTATAGAAATAATAAATACTGTAAGGCAGATGTCCCCACTATCATAAAGATCATATAATTGGTTACGAGAAGAGTAAGAGTGGAATTAATTCCACTCTTACTCTAGTATGGCATTATACTTCCTCAAGCAAATGGATTGTCCTTATCGACCGAACCGGATGAAGTAGATCCAGCGTCCGGCTTCCATTTTGTTTTGGTGAAGGCAGCAGTGATTGGCCCTGGCTGTGTAAACCATCGCAGTAATGAGAGAATAGAATATTCACTTTTCGTAGGAGCAGCCATTGGCTCCGTGCCTACCTCAATACCGGAAAGTGTGAAATCAAAACTTTCTATCATCGCAGCGCCGTTATGCTGAAATTGAACCTCTGCGCGGTAACAACCCGCCTCATCCTTTATAAGATTGAGGATATATGCAAGCTTATACTTGCTATCTTCTGTATTCCATTTCGATTGAGTTATTGGAAGTTTTGTGTTAGGGGGCGAGGCTACCAACTTCTCTATAGTTTTTTCAATCACCATTCCCATTTGAGAACTGATAAATTCACCAAGTTCTGGTCTTCCCTTCCGATCCACATTAACTGATATCTGCATTCTTCCGCCGAATGCGCCAAACTTCAGTATTGCCTTCGAGGTCTTAGAAAATATCTGAAATTGTTGTCCGAAATCTAAATTTTCCATTGTAGTTAATTACCTTATTTGAATAGGTTATTGAAATAGTTTCCTATTGAATGATCGGGGATAGTAATAAAATATTCTATATTTGGAACGGTACTACAAACCCATGCTTCTTCAAACTTTCGGTTATAAACGCGCTGGTCTTCAGGCCCCACATTTCTTTTTCGGCCAGTTCATACAATCTACGTTTTTCCTTTATACCTATGGATGGGGATATAAAATCCTTATCCCCAAGCAAAGCATGAATGCCGGGATGTAGCGGAAGGTTCGGTTTCTTAAAAAGTTTTACTCCGAGCGCAACTAAAGTTTTTATCTTGCCATGATAGGATTCAATTACTTTTATTTTGGCTGGATCTTTTTTGCAAAGATACCAGTCCATTGGAATATGAGACAGCATGAGTACTGTCTGTGTATTCTCTATCTGCTTAACTATATTCCAAAGTTGCGCAGCTGGGGCCACCGGACCAATCACATTAATTTGATAGCATGTTACATTATTGATTACAGTTGGTTTTGGTTGGAGTGCATGATTGTTACGTATAACTTCTTCCGTTAGAGTATAGACTATTTTTCTTTGCTCTGTGAATGGCCTCTTATTATCATTCTTGATGGCACTGAAATAATTTCCAGCATACAGAATAACAGTTGGAGATTTAATATTAGCGTTGTTTCCCATTACTTCCACTATCGCATGCATACTACCAACAACCTCATTGCGAAACCGTTCTCTATTTTCGGCTATGGTAAAGTCTTTGCTGTAGCTGTTCCGAATAAGAGTACTGGAATTAATGAGAACGACATCCACTTTGCATGTCAAGTTTCCTAGGATACTTCTTAGTTCTAATAACGCTCCTTGCGTCCCTGGGGACAATTGTTGTTCTATCATACGGACCTCGAATGGATAGTAAATTATTTTAATATTTTGGTTATAGTCTCTACTGGTAAGATTAACCCCTTCTCACTTAAATACTTTTGTACTGAAATATCTAAATTCTGTGGAGTTATGACCGGTAGTACTGAGGGCTCAAATATTAAAGCATTAGGGTTGGCCTTTTTGCTTTTGTCTGGACGCTTTGTTGTAATATGGACATTCGGCTTAGTGCGAGTATAGCCAGTTAGTCCTTGCGCCAGTGATATATTGTTAGTCGCTACTCGGATATATATTTTATGCTCCGAGTTATTGCCTGTTATAACATTGTCAAGCCAAGCAATATATTTTTGAACCGCATCGTCGATATCCTCTTCATCTTCGTGTGCAGTCAAATCTATTGTCTTAAATATAACGGACTGCTCGTTCTCTATAAACTCTACTTCAGTCTTGTGGGTAGTTGTGTTGTAAGTAAGACAGTTAAAACCTTTTCTGTCCTCCGCCCCATGTTCCAATCTTTCAAAGCTCCCAGCATAGCTAACGTTCTTAAATTGCGATCTTCGATGATCGTGTCCAAATAATATAGGACCATTAACGAATTTGGATAACTCTCTATGGGTATACGTATTGTTTGGAACGTGTGGTATTCCAACCGGGAGAACATGTTCAAAATATCCATGCCCGGCTATGATATTTACCCAGGTTTTATCTATCAAGGTACTGGTTACAATTTCTCTTATAGCAGTCAATACAGTGTTCTCGTAAGGTAGATCGTCAGGAAGGTATAGCACATCTATGTCGTATTTTGGTATATGTTCTATTGCGATGCAGTCGTACACTTTGGTGTTCTCGGTATCGCTCCCTGCCGTGAAGGCAGTATTTTGTTTTCGATCGTGCCGGAACGTCCCATCGACCACTCGTAATAAAAAATCATATCGCAGTGCTAGTTCGTTGAGTTCTCCGATTATAGCAAGCCCTACTCTAGCAGCTTTACTGTTCAGGTAAAGTAACGTATCCCAAACATCCCCCGTTATAAATAAAAGATCGGTATTGCTATTCAACTTAGAGTACAAGTAACGCTTAAGATTATTGTGGATATGGGTTGGATCAATTGCAGCTTTACCTATATGTAAATCGGAGACGTGTACTATGTTTAGATTAGTCCCATTCGAAGTCATCTATATTCACCTGATCTTTTTTAAGAGCTTCCGTGCCCGAAACTTTCTCGACTGCGTCGGTAGAGTTAGCTTTGCTCGCTGTTTTATTAAACCGATCGATGAGGTCGTATCGCTGGGAGTTTTCAATTTTCATTTCGTTACTTTTAGTTGTTAATGCTTTCTTTGCAGTCTCTATAACAATAGCCCCAACTCTATCTATGTTTCTTTGGATCTGAGCAGGATGGCCAATGCGCGAGGTACTCACCCCAACAAAAGCATCTAACGCATTGATGTCAGTCGGTGTGGCTGGCATGTTGATGGTAGGCACTCTATTCGCTGGAGCAGGTAATGAAACCACAAACTTCCCGGATGCATCGATGATGGTAATTGTATCGAAAATAGAAAACCGTTTACAAAATTTTACCGACAATTCTGTTTTCTGTTCCTTGGTTAGCTTGGCCGCGAGTTTCTTGTTGTACAGTGGTAGAAATTCCGCAAACTCTACGTCCCCAATAATATTCTTTTTCTTAGCTCTATCATTTAATTCTTCTGTCATTTCGGTGGAATTGATATTAGGCTGATCCATTTCTAATCGTTCTCCTTCCTACACGTGTTGTCGTAATAACTTACCGTCGGAAGATGTACGTAGATTGTTATAATTTAGTATTGGATTTCCGGCGACATCTGTTACGATAATAATAAATCTATTAACTGCGATCGCTTCTTCTGTGTGTTCTTCCAGCATGACCTCAACGGAATAGTCTCCATCTGGATATAATTCTACCAAAGCTTCCTTTAGTTGCTCCTGATATACGAACGCTACTTTTTCTGGTTGATTCGAGTATTCAGTTAGGATCTCTCTAAATGAAACTAAATCTTTCTTATACAAGGAAGAAATGTCTCCGGGGTTTACGATAGAGAATGCTATGACGCTAGCTATTATATCTCTCGGACTCTCAAATATCGCGCCCTCCTTACCTAACGATAAGACGACCCCTTCACCTCTTCTTCTATGCGACAAGATCGTTCCCTCTTTATCAGTATTTGTCATGGATCCCCCCATTCGTTTTTGTTAAAGGTTTTGCTCTTAGGACATATAATGACAGCCTATGGTTAAAATACACTACACTAACTGCTACAAAAAAAATATGTAACTAGGTCTTGAATGCCGAGTTCGGGACCTAGTTACATAGGGTTTGTAGCTTGCTCGTAACTTAACTACCATGGAGACGCAATGGAGTAAAAACAACCGTAGGAAAATCCTCTTCTTCAGGGGAGTACATGATATCCGACATTATTGGAGCTATAGGCCAAAGTGAATCGTCTCCTCGTATAATTCCTATTCTATGTCGCGACAATGGAAGACATTCGGTTAAAGTAATATTTAAGTTTTTGTCCATGATCAATTTCTCCTTTAGTTGGTTAAGGTTATTCAGATCGCATCATATCGGTTCAATGATATATATCTAAAAAAAAATGAAGATCACGTTATCAGTGAAACAAAACCTACAACGGTAGCGTGTGTAAGCACACGCTACCGTTGTAATTACTTATCCAGTTTTCCTTGCTTTGCTGGCCAGTCGGTCAGATCATAACTTTCTTCATCGTTATCCAGAAAATCTTGCATCCATTCCCTGGTGACCTGAATGTCATCTAACTCATCCGCAGAAAATAAAGGATCGTCGCTATGAAACTCGTACTCCAAGAACGATGGATTGTCTCCAGGAACTTCGCTTTCCTTTGGACTAAAGTAGGCACTGCCGTTATGGATTAATCTACCAGTTCTATCCTCAGAAGGTAGCAGGTCATAATCATATCCGAATCCAAATACCGAGCCTTCTTTTACTAACTTCCGTATAGGCGGGAAGGTCAGTATAGCTTCATGCATTGATGCTGGTATTCCCCTTTCAAGTTCCTCTATACTGGTTATAGGCCTGACGGCATTCCGATCTTCAATAACTATATTCGTAGCCTTAATCAGGCTAGCAGTTTCTGCCAATGGAAGATCTACTACTTTATTAAAATGATGATACATGTCGGCATGTGGATCATCGGCAGACCCAAATACAATCCCTCCCGCAGCTGCAGACATCTCAGCATTTAACGAGCCTATTAGGTCTAGACTAACATTGGTACCCAACACTGTCCCAATTGACACTGGAGTCAGCACGTCAACTAAAGGCGCAATATACAAAATGATTCCCCCTCATCAAAATAGGTTGTAGTTAATAAATTTACACATCATCATGTGCCCATAAATTTAAGTTCTGTATTGACTCTGGGCACATACGTAACGTGTTACTAAGTTCCATAGATGTTCCTGAAACCATAGTTCCAGATGGATGCAACTTTTGGTATTCGCCCATTAAATCAAGCTCAAACAATCTTATCATATACATCGCATCTCCATCGAAATCGGCGTTCGGTCCGGAGATACACAAGGGACTAATCTCAATTGTATTATCATTTAGATCCGTTTTAATCCTAGTGACAAAGAATTGCTGCAATGCGCCATACTGCAAACTGGGGTTCCTCCCAAAGTACACCGGCAGTCCCTTGTAGGGCGATTCTTCTATAAGCTCTAACATAACATTATAAACTTCTTCTACGTGACTGGTTAGCGCCCGCGCATGCGTCCGAACCGCGTCGGACATGGAGTAAAACATCCGTTGCTGTAAAAGATTTATTATTTCTAATTTCATAGATGCGACCCCAATGCGCCAAGGAATATACAATTCATCGAATTGATGTTCGTCAGTTATAGGGGTTATAACGGCTCTTGAACTGAAATGTAGTCTGGTACCGAACACATTCTTTCGGGCAAAGCCCGGCTTAGAAGCTATCTTCTTTACGATTATACTTTTAGTGTATAGGTAGTAATCCTCCATCAGCTCTGCTGCTCGCTCGTCAATATAAGTGGCTGAAGTTATACCGTTGCGATAAGTGTCTGCGGTAGCTGCCAGTTCCATCCAAGCTCTTAAGATATGCGGAACGGACTCGTCAGTATACTTAATGTTATCTCCCGTAAGTAAATGCAAACTCTTATTTAATATAGGTAATTCCCTACAAAATATAGCTGAGCGATTTGCATCCAAGAACTCTCTAATTCCTTTACTTCGTTTTCCTCCACCACCCACACACAAAGGTTTATATTCAGTAAGCAGATAGTGACAAATGTCATCAAAATTTTCATAAAAATAAGTCATGCCCTGTTTAAACCGTGCTGCCAGTTCGTCAGGGAATGGTAGGTTAATATTTAAGAACGACCACAATAGTCGCTTTTTCTTATCGCAGTTACCCATCCAATTATCGAGTACCTTAAATACGGTGGGCTGTATTATAGGCGGCATGAATTCTGGAATTACTAACCAACGTCGGTATTGAAGATCATTAGCAAAATTAGTAGCTACTACGGTCTCGCAATCCTCGCATGTCACGCCAGTATAAAAATTACCAACCAAGCACCCACATTCGCAACTCGCTGCAAAAATAAGATCGGTGGATCCTTCCCTTAGTATGTGTTTATAAAATGTTATATTTTGTTTCTTAAACACAGTAGCTTCTTCTATTGGAACAGCCTCGGCATCAGGATCGTTACTAAAAAGCTCTCCGTAATTAACAATAGTTAAAATTGGCCTACGGTGATTACTCATATACTCTCCATATAAAAAATTAGATGCGGTAGAGTCGGCTGACTCTACCGCATTACGTGCCATGCTTCGTTACAGACTGTAGGGCGAACCACCTTGCTGGTAGTTTGGCAGATTGTTACTATGGAGCATGCCGCCATGGCCCGTGTAGCCTCCGGCTCCCTGCAGATTAACTCCATTATGGAACATGTTAACCTGTTCGTTATACTCATACTCAATACTCTTGCCAAGATTAGTGTTGAGGAGTAAATGACATGCCCAGTTAGCGAAAGCAGGATTACTTACCAACGAAGTACAAGTACCGACAAGTTTTCCTTCAAGTCCTTTAGCCTCAAGTAGCGCATGTCGGGCGAAGGGATCACTGCCTGATCGATAAAAGAATTCTTGAATAAGTCCCGGATCCTTAAGCAAAGTTGCCATCTTTAAGTAATCCCATTCTTTTGAATCCTGGAGTCTTCCATTGTCATTAATAAGTCCAGTCACTTCGGAATAGCTGGTAAGAAATGGGTGCGGTAAAGTTTCCATACCGAGCGATCGCATAAGCTCATCTACGTTCTGTGGAGTTAGTCCATAAAAGTCATTCATGGCTTCCACCAAAAGATTCGGATTGCTCATCAAAAGATCAGTTCCAGCAATACGAAATCGAGAGTCGTCCAGCTCAAGCGCGATTGCTATCTCGTTCTGCGGAACTGCCTGGCTGATAAAATCGTACCACTCTTTTTCGGAAGTAACCTTATAGTGCCCACCCTCAGTATTTGGAACCAAGTTACCAATGTTTCGAGTTTCAAAATCCTTCTTATACGGTTTCCACCAGCCACGATTTTCAATGAACTGACCGACGAATAGAGGATGCAACAGTCCCCACAAATTTTTGTGTGGTATCGCACTTGTAACGTTTGAAACTTTGATGACTCCACGAAACTTAGTTGGGTACCCACTTTGCTGATCGTTCTGGATCGGAACAAAGTCCATGTATGCGGTAACTGCGACCTGAATGTCACCAGATGAGTCCTGGTGCATCAAATTTTTTCGCTTGTTCGATCGGTCTCGTATGATAACCCCGAACCCAAAGTCTGCTCTTGATGGTATCGCATGGGGAGAAAACTTATCAATGAAAGCATTGATTCGTCCCATATCCGAAGTGATAAACATTTCTTGCCCTGGATTGTAATCAGTCTTCTCGAATGCTTTGTGGTTTAACTCCATTTTCCATTGCGATCTGGCAGTAATCTGCAGTGATGCTTTTATAGCAGCTGCAGTTCGTTGTAGACGATCGTAATCTTCTGGCCACTGAATAATACCTTGTAGGACCTTAACTCCAGGAAAGGATAGTTGTAGCTGATTGGTCAAATCACCCAATGCGTACGTCGGTGGCTGGTTATACGTCGGAGAGTATGATTCTCCAAGACCAAGAATAATGGCATGAGTGGAATTTTTGGTAAGTATCGCGGCCCCTGCGATACGGTCATTATTAAGCGAATGTAATACGAGGCCTGTGTTATCATGCTTGATGCAATCTCGCAGATCATCAATAAATTGTTTGCCGTTAGGGCTTAGAGTAGACGGAATGTCTATACTCTTAATGAGAGCATCCCACGAAGGGGCTGCCATTGTTGGCGGTTCCTTCCTCGGTGTCGCAGTACCTTGGTCAGGACGATCATTCTTTCCGACTGTTAAAGGCATGTTCATTTCTCCTAATTAACGTTAATTGTTTAAAAAGACCATTTGAATTATAACTCATGAAAATAATATATATTTATTATTGTCATGAACTTTCCTATATAAATGGCTGGACTAAATATCTATTTACTGGGTGTAATAATATTTTATTGGGTATGATATACCTAATAAAGTTAACCATAAGGAACTAACTGATCATGTTAAAAATTATACAACAAGCAATACCAAGAGGGAATCCAAAGATTCCATCAGATTGGATAAAATTCGTTGACGACATGAACAACCGCACTGATGGATATCGCACAAGATTCATGCTATCTCACCCAGTACACACCCCATTACTGAATGTGATATCTTCTGTAATAAACCAACTAGACCATACGATCCTTAAAACTAAAACTTCCGGCATCGGTCTATATACTGAGGTAACGAAACACCTTAACACCATCGAAAGGACAATAGACCCATACTATATTGGGGTCTCGGACAATGGACCATTTGTCGGAAACAACAGGGACACTATTAATTACTGTCTGCGCACAACAGTAGCAAACCCATTACTCACACTCCCCATTGACAGTGGGTGGGAACGCTGGGAGGACGTAAAACCGTTAAGAGTTTTGTATCATAATTCTCCAGAATTGCTTTACGACTTCTCCTCAGCCTCGATAAACTTTTCTAACACCCCACCTTCCATTTGTGTACTATCCTTGGACATAGTTCAGCTAATCATGAAATACATGGTGTACGAAAAGCACCACGAACTGTTTGGGCCGACCGTTGCTGAGTTTGTAATGCGTCACGTGCTAGACTCACTGCAAGATGACCTATTTGACCAATGGCTTCTGAACATCATTTCTGATTCCCTAGATTTATCTATTCCGATCGATCAGATAGTCGCTAAACAAAGAGACCCACTTAGCACTAATGCTATTACTGCCTCCGGAGCAGCAACAGTAAGGAAATATCTATTACTGATAAAGGCAGGAAAAATAACCATGGCCGACTTCATGCACACCCCATGGATAGCAGGCAGATCTTACATGGACTTAATCACAGAGAGACTAAGACAGTTGAGAGGGATCGATGCCCGAGCTGCTAAATATCTCTCAGTTGTGTCCGAGTTTCACCTCATTAAACTCGCCGTATCAATAGGTTCTTTATACGAAACCAGTGTGTCCAAGAAAATGTTTATTAACATAAAAAGAAAGCTGCTCAGCTACGATCGTATGGGAGTATTCTCCAATATACAGAACCCAAGACTTAAGAAGCTCGTGGCTGCAGAAGTTGCTGTACTCAAAAGTATTACAGCGTAGCAACCAATCGCAACGTTAATCGCAATTGGTTATAAGATGATAGTAAAGATATTTAATTACACAGGGCGGTAGGAGATCCTACCGCCCTGTGTTGGTGACTACCTCTATGTAGTGATAAACGATATACTACACGAGCAACTATATTTTTGGATCGTGAGGCGATTTGTTGGCACGAAGTCGTACTCAATGACGGTCGGGGCACCAGTGCAGGTCTCATAACCATCTTCTCCATCGAAGTGATAGTTTATTTTAGTTCGAGGAGTGAAAGTATAAGGGACAGCGTTCTTCCATCCAGTTACGATATTGGTAACATTAATTGCAGCCAGTTCAGACAGAAGCGCGTACTGATTGTTACAAGAAAATTTAAACCTTGGGTGCCAAGTTCCGGACGTCATGCCTTTGTCCGTATCTAGGCTTCTTGCTATCATATTAGTTTCCGGGATCGTTACCGTCTCCCCTTGCATGACCCGCCATTTATCTTTTATGTTGGCACCCTCTTGGATCATAAAGCTACTTCCCACATTTTCCATTCCTTGCTCGATATTATCGACACTTGCCGATTTGGTATTGCTTATTATCCGTACTCGATCACCATCAAGCACATGATAAGTATCTCCCATGAATGACCCGTCAGGAACACTATAAATATCAACAATATTGTCTGGGTCATCTATGACCGGTTCCCAGGCTGGGTAGATGTACATAGTGCCATTGATATAGTAGTTACTTAGTCCTGCTGCATAGACCCCAACGTACTCATTTTGTAGAAACCCAAAGACGTTGCTTATATTTTTCATCGGTGGGATGACAAAATTAGTAACCGGAACGTCATTATCTGGATCGACTATGCTGGCCTTCTCAATTCCCATTAGGTGAACAAGGAAATAGAGCATATCCTTCATAGTGCAATCACGAAGATTAAAGTGTATTTGCTTTTTCCTTAGGTAATATAATTCCGGAGACATTAAGTCCGCTTGGACCCATATGTCATTAGATTGATGTGACTCATTATACACCGTGTCTTCGTCTGGTAGGAGTTCGTCCCTGCCCTGCTCTTTAAATGGATCTTTTTTATCCCGAAATAGTATTTTCTTTTGCAAAGTAACGAGGGGCTCGATAGCCTCCTCAGAGTTTCGTTCGGTCAGATAAATTTCAACGACACACACAAGATCGGCGTAGTTACGAAAACAAGATAGGTATTCCGAGGGTGATAGTTCAAACTCTATAAATATAAAATCGGAGTACGAGGTTAGGAATCTTTGCGATATGCGCAGACGCTCTATTTTATCCAACTGAATATTTACAGCTCCATTAGGAGAACTTATCGTACACGTAACAGATAGATATTGTGGAGTTCCTTCCCGCAGTATAGACAATACCTCTTCTTTTAATGCGGCACTTATTGGATGTCTCATGGGTTAAGCTCTCCTATAAGATCCAGAATAGATTTTTTGTACTGTGGGTCGAATGTCTTTGCTCTATGGGAAAATACTTCCTTTAGTGGTAGTAGCTTAGCTCTTGCCGCCGAAGCACGGGCAATAAATTCCTTGCTCTCCTCATCTATGTTTTGGAATCCCGCCATAAATGCTAAATATTGCCCCAACAAATCTACCATAAGTGGTATGTTCACCTCTGGCTCTATGATATCAAAGCTTACCTCTTGGAATATCATATCGATTACATACTTAAGGGAAAGTTTCGTTTCCGTCACACTATGAATATCGTCGTGGATTGGATTTACTTCACCGCTCCGAACTGCCAGGGGAAGCTCAGGAACATAGGAAGATCTAAGTACTATATGGAATCGATATTTATTAATAGCATCTACTATGTTTCCAAATATAAAGGCTGACATAAATTCCTCACAAGTTAGGTTATGGCTTTTGCTAAAGCGTCAAGCAATAGTATATATATTGGAATTCTGTAAAATTGTTCCTCAGAAGACAGTGTTCTATATTGTTTGGATAACGTCATGAGGTCATTCTGATAAATAACTTTTTCTGTCATGTAAGCAGAAATAAGCTTATCTACTAAGGTATACTTGTCTGGGTCATTATTATAAAATGTCTGACCTAGGATATATAGCGGCACCAAATCTATTGTTCCTGCTTCCTCGTCAGATATAACTACATTGTAAGATCTATTTAACAGTGTGTTAATAACAGTAGCTCTCTGATCAAGTGTGTGAGTTCTGGTAGTAACAAATTTTTTCAGCTTTTCTTTAGGCACGTCCCCGGGATGCAACAGCGCATACAGAAGAGTATCATTCCTGTTAGGTACCACCGTTAATAGCTTTTTTGGCATTATGCCAACATCCATAAAACTTAAGGTACGGTTCAAGAAGTCTACCATGTACGGATCGTATACCCCATTCTCTTTGACAAAACTTCCGTACATATGTTCGTCCCAAAATAATTGCTTGTAATGCTCTATTAGTACGTTCCTAATTATGTGTATATCTCTGATCAATAGATATGTTTCGGACTCGAGTAAGGCGTTCTCTCCGGCACCAAATTTTTGCTTTGAGAAGTATACTATTTCTGTCACGGCATCTGTTAGGGTTTCAACTTCTGCACTAGACGGAAGACGGACCAGTATGAACTCGATGGCATGGTAGGTGAATCGCCGAATGGATAATTTCTTGCTGTCGTTTACTTTAAACAATCCTAACTGACCTGGATTTATTTCGTACAGGAACAGGTCCCCAACTTTAGGATAAATTCCGGGATAAACGTAAGCTGTTCCAGTCACAGTGTTATAATTTTCTTCTACGTTCTCATCAAAGGCCAGCCCTGCCTGAAACACCAACTCAAACTCATTGATCTGTAGTAATTCTCCATGCACAGAAGATATAGTTCCATCAGCTTCTGAGGTCCGAATATTTATAGGTGCAGTTTGCTGAAAGTACACCACCGTCCCGCGCATTCCCCCAGCAAACCCAGCAAGTAGCTTAACCGTATGTTGTTGTTCATCATAATTCAATGCAGATTTATTCGTAAAGGTATCTTTAATATAGCCTCTATCGCTGATCGAACGCTTCTCACTTTCATCAATTGCTACTGGGGTATTAATGTATTCATGTACCTGTTGCTTTAGTGTCGACGCAGATGTCGACGATATTGACCCTTGCTGTGATATTAATCCCATGTGCCGTCTCCTTTGACTCAGATAAAACTAATCTATATATTTTATTCCAGTTAGTGCAATTAACTGATAGCATCCCCTCATCCGAAAGGGAAAGTAAGTTTGTCCCTATTTGGACTCCATCTCCATATACACCAACGTGAAATTGATTGTGCAAATGGAGTGCCCCAGTGGGATTTTTAAGAATTGCTTCCTGTACCTCCTGAGCAATAGTAACCCCACTGAGGTCATCCATCAAATCTATATACGTCGGGTTTATTTTACTGTCTAACGTAAATACTATTATGAGAAAAGGTTTATAATTAAATTGTGTAGGGGCGGCACTAACTGGCAAGCTCCAAGTATCATACCAAGGAAGTCTAACTGCACCGCGACCACGAACTGAGGCTGTCTGAAATATAGCATCTATAGCTCTGTTCGCATGTACCACATTTTCTCTTTGATGCTGCTGTAATACCCACCTTGGTAATATGTTTTCCGGAACCAACACATTATTAATTATGATTGGATAGTGCATCCATAGAATATTTGGACGGGCAAACTGCACCACTATGGTGCATTTAAAAGTATAGCCATCTGGAGATCGGTTCGTAATCTTTGGGGCTGGTTTAGTTGCCTCAAATGATAAATTTGTTACAACGTCCAATACCTTTTTCTGTGTAATTAACCCTGCTACGCTAAGGGGAGAGGAGCGGTTTACTTTAAGAGAAAACTGCTTACCAGACCATTCCCTCAGCCAGCTAATAAATTGAACATTGAACGAAGGATACTTAAGTTTATAAATATTGAACAGAGTGGTGTATACCTCATCTGGTATTTTATAGTCATAGTGTACTTCTGGAATAAATCTGGAAGGAGCACTTATAGCATAGGTTTTTAATCTTGTAAAAAATTCGTATGCTGCGGACTTTTCACCAAACTGCAGCGTGCACTCAAGTTCGATGTTGCATGGGACAGTCTGTTCTGTAACAGCTACCCCTATCTCAGAATCATGAAACACCGCGTACTGATCAAACATCCGATCTTGACATATAGGCAGCATGATATTGTTTGGCGTTAATGTGTCATAATGACTGTTGCGAGGTTCAAAATTTGGAACTACCTCACAGACGAATTTATTTCCCGTCGGTAAGATTAAATTATGGCTCTCGTCTATTGTAACGGTACTGGTGGTATGATCAGAATTAATATAAATGTTACTGCCGAATGTAGGCTCAGCGCCGAGGTTAGAGATAAGATTTCTCACTACTTGTTCCGCTATGGGATCTATTATGTGTTGTTGAATTTCTGGTATTGAAGCATGTAAAGTTAACATTGCTCTCTCCTCAGTTACTGGTATGTGTAAGTATATATAATAGTTTAGACGAATGAAATATTAAATTAAGCCTTCCACGCATGCTATAACCAAAATTAACCAAATAAGGATAATCCGATATGAGCTTGTTAGATAACATTTCATTGCAACAATCTTTCCCATTGTGTAACTACGGCACCGGTACATTGTACGATCTAGTAACCGGAAAGTATCGCGGGGGCAGTAATGATAGATGGATTTTAAATGGTGGAATAGTTAATATGATTCAGGGCATTCAAGGAAAGGGCAATATGTTTAAGTCCACGATTGCCGCCGGCTTGGTCGTCAATTCCATGGCGCATTATCCAGGGTCAGAAGCTATAGTAGTAGATACTGAAAATTCTCTAATACGTGATTTGGAAAGGGTTGCCAATTTCGCGCCACATGCTAACACAAAGGATATCGTGAGTAGGATAACCCCACTCAGCGGCATCCAGTATGACATAGGAGAATTTCATAAATTTATGGTAGAACTTTGTGTTGCTAAAGAAAAGCATAAGAAGGATTATATAATAGAGTCTCCATTCATAAACCCTCTAACGATGAAGCCCGAGAAGGCATGGGTACCTACATATGTAGTTCTTGATAGTATCACCGAAATGAGGTCTTCTTCAGAAACTAAGTTTTTAAATGATAAGGGTATTGACGACGAGAAAGCAAGAGTCCTCGCAATGAATGATGGGCTCAAAAAAACTATACTGCTCAGCTCGCTCCGTAAGATGTGTGAAACGCACGGCATCTGCGTGTTTGTAACAGCGGCGACTGGAAAAGTAAATGATATGAGTTCGCGTACTCCACAACCTAAATATCTACAGCATAGCAGATCAGGAGAAAAACCAAAGAGAGTTGGGGCAAACTTTGAAACTTTGACTGGTACTCTGTCTCAGGCCATGAGTGCTTCATTTATGTCCATGGACTCTAAGGGCGAAGTCCCGCGATACCCACATGGCAAAACTCCAGGAAAAGATGTAAACGAAGTAAGCTTAGTAATACAGCGCGGGAAGACTATGTTGTCTGGTGGAAGCGTTCCATTCGTAGTAAGCCAAGAACATGGGATTTTGAACTCAGTAACAAACTTTAACTATTGCAAGACTAATGGATATTTTGGTATGGCGGAAAAGAGCCATAACTGTAAGCTGCATCTAAGTCCCAAACAAAACATAACCAGAACTAATGTTAGGGAGCTAATGGGTGCTTCCTACGAGCTCAGAAGAGCATTAGAAATAACCGCAGAGCTATGTTTTATCCAACAAACGTGGAGCCCCTCGGCGGGCAGTCCCTTGACCATACATCCAGAAAAATTATTCGATCGTCTGACTAAATCCTCAACTAAGATGGAAGACTTACTGAACACTACTGGCGTATGGACATATGATAAGAAAGCAGATCGAAAGTATATGAGTACCTTGGATATAGTAGAATTGGTAGAAGATAAAAAATAATTTTATACAGGAGGCAGTAGCATGGCCAACTATGACATTGCATTAGAAATCCTACGACACCACGAAGGTGGCTACGTCGTGGGTGATCCGGACGACTCTGGAGGAGAAACTTGGATTGGAGTGAGTAGAAATAATTTTCCTTCATGGAATGGGTGGGTACTTATCGATATCATGAAACAAAGAAAAGATTTTCCCAGGGTGCCAGAAGCGGAAGCGGAAGGCTCAGAGTGGCGATCTTTTTTTAAAGCAGTTAATAAAACTTTCTACGCTTCCGAAGAGTTAATGCAGGAAGTGCGAGAGTTCTATCTGCGGGAATTTTGGCATAAAGTGAAGGGAGACGATATCACAGATCAGACAGTAGCCAACTCTATCTTTAATTTTTCAGTAAATGCCGGAATACGGACTGGGAGTAAGATAGCACAACGTGCTTGCGACGCAACCGCAGATGGAGTAATAGGAAATAAAACTGTTGGTAGTATCAACAACACAGTTCCTGAAACATTTACACTACGATTCACAATTGCTAAGATAGCCTTTTACAGAAATCTTTGCAGCAAAAACAAGAAACTTAGAAAGTATCTATATACTTGGGTCTCTAGAAGCTTGGAGGTGTAACTATGGACATAGCAAAATTTCTAACCGGCGGTGTCGGCAAATTGGTGGACAGTATAGGTAAGGCATTCGATGATAATCTAACCTCGGACGAAGAGCGGGCGGAGCAGGCCAACATACTAAAGAAGACAGAGACGAGTGCCAAGGTAGCGTTGCGAAAGCTCGACATTAAAGAGAGGGAGATAGAAGCTGATCTAATTAAAGCAAAGATGGCTGATACTGACAGCGCAAGAGATAACCAATCGTTAGTCCAGCAGAGTAAGGAAGCTTCTTGGTTATCAAAAAATGTACAGCCAGCGTTGGCAGTCTTTATTATTGGGGTTACCTTCTACCTCTTCTATGTCCTCATTGCAGAAGGAACTTCTGGTTTGGGAGAGGACAGAGACCTAATATTTTTAATAATAGGTTACATAGCCGCAATGGCCACACAAGTGATAGGATACTTTTATGGATCATCTTCATCATCTAGTATGAAAACTCAACTCATGATGAAAAAATAGCATTACCTTAGCAGAGGGAGGTGCCCACCTCCCTCTGCTAACCTACGGTTTTATTCCTCTAACCAAGGATACAATTTTCATTAGAATAGGAATTGCCACCAACACAGCCAGTAATTGATAGCGTAGTTTTTGAAGTTTTGATACTTCACTAACAGTCGAATCAAGTTTAGTGGATAATTCATCCAGTAATCGCTCAAAATCTTCTAGGCTCGTCTGATGGGCGGTCAGGCATAAATCGCAATCTTCAACCTTAACGGACATCTTCTTTAGCTGTTCCACATGATTCTTATTCAGTTTTATTAACTGACTGAGGATACCCTTAGTTGCTCCGTCTGCACGGATGAAGTCCATCTTTACTCCTGTGATGGCTTCTCTAAAATCAGTTATGTCCTGTTCGGTACTTTTACGATAATCTTCAAAGTGCGCCAGCTTGGTTTGAATTTCTCCAAATTCGCGATCTGTCTCCCCCATACTACTCCCTTGATCCTACCTGCACTAAGGCGCTACCCCGCAGGATCGAAGCTGTAAAGTGTTTCCATAACCTCAGTGTAGTTATGTTCGAGCGCCATTTGCGCACTTACCAACTCTCCATACATCTCATACCCAATGGCCTGAGCTTTTAGAAAATTGGCCATTACCCTAACAAACTTTTTTGATACGTTGGCTTTCGCGTTGTTATTAACTACAGAAAACAGTTTACTGGTTATTGCATCTAACGTGTCCAATCTTTTTTGTACTGCAGATATCCCCAATAAATTTTTTTCCATATCAAGCAACGTAACTCTCAGCTCTTTTAATTCTTTCATGTTATGAAATACCTTACTAAATGGTTTCTTCTTTCCGGGCTTATCCATATAGTCTTTTAAATGGATATTGTATAATTTGGTAGCCGCAGTAAGCTTAGCCATAACATTTGTTGCGCTCGAAGTAAAGGGGTTTTCGTAATCCTTACTTCCATTAATATCGATAATAAGGGATTTCATCATTGTAATAAATCGAGCGGATAAGTCACTGATTCCAATTGTTGTTAAGGTAGAATTTAAGTTAGAAGTGGCTGATAGATAGGTGGCACTCATGCGACTAGGGACATCAATTTCTGCTGTCATAAATTTATCAAATGAGCTTCTCTCTATCCTCTGCACCATGACTGCATGACTTTCGGTATATGCTCTAATTTCTGAGCGTTTTAAACTTCTAGGGAATTTAAAAATATTGGTTTTTGCCGTATTCATGAAGCGACCAAACAAATCTATCATAGCGGTAAACACAGCCATGAGACTATTGCTGAGCGCCTCAGTACTAACAGAGTCATCCAATGTATCAATATATTGCAGGTACTGATCCATAAGGTGGGTGAAGTTTTTTATAGATAAAGTATACTGTTCTGGCGATGACGAGTCTAATTGAATTTTATACATGATTTGTTCCTTCCTTTATATACAAGCATTAAGTTGGTTCCTATAATATATTCGGGTGTTACGGTACATGAGTGGATTAACTATCCACTCATGTACCGATTAAAGTTACCCGCTATAATGCTCCGCACAGCCTCTCGAAGCAATAGTCCTTGACCATTGATGCGATTTTTTAACTGTCAGCATCCTCGATGCAGTCCCTACCGCTGTAGGAGTATCAAGGAAGGTACCACCTGCTAACATTCGATAAGCTCCGCCATTCCCACGACTGTACTGTCGTCCCCGACCGTTATCGGCAGGATGTGGTATGGAACTAAAGGGTAACTGAACGATAGTGCCGCCCTTGCCGGCAAATATAAGCATACCCTCCCTCAATGAAATAAAATTTAGTCTCTGGCCGTGTAACATTTTTTGAACCTTCCACTCGGCCCCATCGATAGACATCCAAAGGTTACCGTCACTGGCCATTGCTAAGAATATCCCATCAATAAAAACTAGGTCTTTAAAGCTATAGTTCGGTAAATAAAAAATAACCTCCTTAGTCCAGTGCTCTCCATTTAATGTTCCAACTTGAATCTCACCATAGTCTCCGACGATAATAAAATTATTCCCATTGCAGGCGATCTTCCGAAAGGTTCCAAGATATGGCTCAAGTGGTAAATCCACGGACGCAGGCAACGCGGTATACCAGTGTAGCCCGTCAGGCGAAGTTTGTATCTCTGCATCTTCTCCAACGGCAAGAAAGATATTACCATTGTAGTGGACATCAAAGAATGTTCCATCATAACCATTGGCATTATTGCGATGAGTCCAAATTGCTCCGTCCGGAGAGGTTCGTATCTCGCCAGACTCTCCCACAGACACAAAGATACCATTGCCCCAAGCGACGGCATGTAACGTAAGCTCATAAGGCGTAGCGAGCGATTGTTTTTCCCAAACTATCCCATCTGGAGAGGTTTGTATTTCTCCAGCTTCGCCTACGGTCACAAAGATACCATCGCCCCAAGTAACTGCGAGGAAGCTACCAACAAAAGCAGCATCCGGTATCAGTCGTATCCACATGTCTCCATTTGGAGAGGTTTGTATTTCTCCGGCGGACCCAACAAAGACTAAGGCGTCGCTGGAAGCGGCCCAGTCGTTAAACTCTCCCACATAAGAAGTTCCTATGATCTCCTTTCCAGTAACGGCGACGCGATATTTATCCGCTTCGGAAAAGGGGATGGATAGAATCTCGTTCGTGCCGGTAGTCACTAATAACTCGCCGTCCACACTTGCAACCCTACGTAAAGGTTTTGCCGAATCGCTTAAACCATCAGTATTTAAGCGAGTCCAGATGATTCCATCCGGCGACCACTGTACTTCGCTGGACTCTCCTATGGCTACAAACACCCTGTTGTCTTCATCCCAAATAATATCATTGAAGGTAGAGCTATACGCATTGGTTGGGAATTGTTTAGTCCAAATTACTCCATCCTCCGAAGTTTGTATTGTTCCATAATCACCGACAGCAACGATAAGATCCTTGTTCCCTGCGATCCCATTGAAGTGACCAGGCTGGGGCGCTTGCGAAATAGGGCCATGCTGATACGTCCAGATGATTCCATCCGGCGAAGTTTCAACTGTCCAAGTCTCTCCCACAGCTACGAACATACTACCTGTCCAGGTCACCGCATGAAGATTACTAATCCACATACCATCATCACTCCGAATAGCCTCCGTCCATATAACGGGACCGGTATCCAAACTTACCGGGGAAGAATATTGAATTACGCCCGTTGACCCAATCACGACAAAGTAAGACCCATTAAATGCACTCCCGCTAAACGGTGCTTTGTATGGGCCATATTCGGGATGTTCCTGAAGTTCCTCATACTCCCAGGCAACACCATCTCTAGAGACGCCAACACGATGCTGCTCCCAGTAGTGACCCTGCTTGAAATAGCCATCACCTACGGCAAGAAACCATCCTCCTCCCCAAGTAATGCTTGCAAATGCTCTCGGAACAGCGTAGAAAAAGTTTTGCGGTTCCCATGAAACTTTGTCAGTGCTGGAATAAACTAATGTATCCTCACCAACAACTATTAACATATTCCCATCATAGGCCATAGCATTAAACTTATGAGTAGGATCGGAGGAACAGTCGATGGATTTTCCAACATAAGGTTCGATTTGGGTCACAGGGAAAATAGGCTCATCGGCAGTCCCAGATAGCTTTGAAATTGAAACACTATATATATTTGAATCTGAATCTACCAACATTATCTGGTTGCTACAGTACGACATGTCAATGATGTCGCCGGAAATTTCTAAAACTTCACTAACAGAGGTCCAGTAGACTCCATTAGGTGACGTTTGGATCTCCCCAGCCTCGCCAGCTATCACGAACATGCTACCTGTGAATATAATTTTTTTGAATGTTCCATCATAACCATTCGCATTAGGAATTAAGGTATATTGCGTGGTGTTGGTAGAATGCCGGATAACTCCATCCGCTCCGACCACAATTAATATGTCTATCCCATCATCGTTAGTACCAACGGCGATATCATACAGATCGTCACCGACAAGATCTGCCCATTCTGTTGTAACATGAGATCCGTCTGTCTCATGCAAATGGATCTGTGCACCTCCAACGGATATTATCTCTCCGAGAAACATTGTAGCTCCGCGTATCGGACCTACGTACGGGTCTGGCGCGCCCACACCTTCCGGATCCTTCGTAAGAACTAGTAAGTTCCACTGAGCCGGATTGTCCACGCTGGCTATCCCTAATCTCGCATTGGTCGTAGTTGCAATACCCCATCCCTCCATACAGGTTATGGAAATAATAGAAGATATCTCATCATAGAGTGCTGCATTAGTTACTATGGTCTGGGTTCCACTATCATCAGCTATATAAGTTATTAGTCCGGACTCGTGCCCAATAAAAAATACTCCATAGGCTTCTGAGAACGCAAGCGACGTCACATTGAAGGACATATTTTGTGGATAACTTGTCCAAGTTTCTATATTAGTGGTGAGCCAAAGTTCTCCCAGCGTACCTCCAGCGAGCTGGCTAAATTTACCAGCTGCTACTGCGCTAACATTTATCATGTTTACAGGGTAGCTAGGATCACTCATTGGCAACTCCGTTTTCGGGGTTACTGTAAATGGAGGAACATAGGGATATTTTGCAAGATCTATTGCTGTAATCGTTCTTCGACTACCACTGTCATATCCCCACGAATGCTCATCGGAACTATGGTCTGCCGGGGTGAGGAGATCTTGCCATAAAATACCAGTAGCATCTTCAACTCCTTCGTGCGATACCATTCGTTGTCCATCCTCGGATACATGCGCCCCAGAAGTAGAAAGACCGTGCGTATTGATAGCCGTAACCGCTTTAAAATTTCCATCCAAGTCCTCACCAACTATCATCACAAGATATGTCGCCGTTGGCCATTCCTCTGGGATAGTAACACTATCAACATTCACGGCCAGACCACTGGTATGGCCCATCGGCGTAGCACTTGATAACTCACCAACTTCGCTCCAATCATGATGGTCTTGGTACAGCCAAGCTCCGCCCGAAATATCAGTAGCTTTTATAAGCACGAACGCTATGTTCTCAACTAAGGTAGAGATGGTGGTATCAGTGCCAGCAGTATGCGCCACTACATCATGATGAATTAGTGTCGGATCGTCGGGCTCAAACCATGCCTGATTCAAATACAAACTTGAAGGATCGTTTGTTACACCATCATCTTGTATAGGCATTGCGCCAGCAAAAGGAGAGTCGTTATTCCATATGCTGCTTATAAATAAACCATTGGATGATTCCATCACCAGAGTTTTTCCAATCGGACAGCCATCGAACCATACTGGCCATGTCGACTGACTGGCATCGATCCCTCTCCGTACAAACAGTTTAAGTTGTTTATCCATCGGCAGCGGAATAGTGGTCGTGCTCGATAATAAAGAAACCTGGGGTTCCCCTTCTCCCACTATAACTCGCACGGAGTTGCTAGCTGTCATTCCATAGAAATAACCGGCAGATCCGTTAGCGTTGTTCCTATGAATCCACGTAAGCCCATCCTCTGAAGTTTGTATTTCTCCATCGGAACCAATCGCAAAATAAATCCCACCGCTAAAATAGACATTGAAAAAAATTCCAGAGAATCCATTGGCGTTATCCCGATGGGTCCAATTGATTCCGTCCGGAGAGGTTTGTATTTCTCCGGCTTCGCCAACTACTACGAACTTCGCCACTATTCCGGCATAATCTCCGTTAGCCACGCTGGTAAATAATCCGTTGTAGCCGTTAGCATTATCTTGATGTGTCCAAGTTACTCCATTTGGAGAGGTTTGTATTTCTCCGGCTTCGCCAACAGCAACAAAGATAAAACTATTATTTACTACACTTCGAAATGTCCCAGAGTATGCCCCGGCGTTTTGTCTGCTTGTCCAATTGGTACTGTCGGGAGAAGTTTGAATTTCGCCACTTTCCCCAACTACGAGAAATAAAGTATCATTATTGGAAGCGTCATACAAGGTACCACTGTATCCATCGGCTGTAGCTACTGCAGTCCAACGAAGTCCATCTATCGAGGTTTGAATTTCGCCTAGCTCACCCACAGCTATAAAAATTTCGTCGCACGAGGCAACAGCAAAGAAAGTTTCAGAATAACTATTGGATACATGTTGTTCGATCCAGGATATCCCATCAAAAGAAACAACGATGGTGGCATTATCCCCTACGGCTACAAATAGGTAGCCGTTAAAGGCAACATCGAGTAACCTAACTGCCGGAGTATTTGTTGTAGTCGTAAACTCTAATCCTGTTCCTGATTCCATAGAATAGGCATACCCCGTTTTAGGATTAATATACCAGGTATTGGAACCGCACCGAACTACCTCAGTAGTTTTCCACAGGTATGCTGTGATCCTATCAAATTTATTAAATCTATTAGAATATCCGAGTGATATCCCATTTCCGTGGAAAGCTTTAATAGCTCCGACATTCGTATCAATAAACGTTGGAACCTTTCCGATACTGATATGGGATCTTCCCCCAAAAAATTCTTTGTCCGTAAGATCGAGATAGGAGCCCTGATCTCTATTTCGTTCCCATGCCATGCAACCATTTGTATCAGCTGTATAGTTAGCACCAGTCGCAATAGTTTGGGAAACTACGCCGACAGTAGGCTCATGATACCCGCCCATCTGCGTGAATGAGTTGTATCCACTCGACTCGCCACAAAAAGCAGCGACGTAATAAATTCCAGTAGCCCACGATTCTGGGAGTATTAAGGAAGAGCCAGACACCTCGAAGGGATAAAGCATCGCGGTTTCTTTTTTATCCGTGTTCAGAGAGGTGTATCTCTCCCATCCACGAATGCGAAGAAAATTCATCCAGTCCCCTTCTCGGTCTATTCGTTTGATCAAAATTTTATCGGGAATAAGCTTAAGATCTATTACCGTAGGCACTCCTTTTCCATGGTTAGTAGTTATCATAGAAGTGCACTCAGTGCCATATAGCCCAGAGGTTCCAGTCGCTTGTAAGGTGGAGATGGTTTTGTTTTTTATAGTTAAAGGGTTTTGGGCTCCAAATAAAAAGACGGCAGTTCCGTCCCATACGGCTCCGGTAGGTGTTGGTACATGTTCCACTACTGTAGCGCAATATACCCAAACTATCCCATCCGTCGAAGCTTGTATTCCCCCATGTGACTCAATTGCTATAAAGATAGATCCATTCCAGACTACACTGATAAGGTCGACCGCTCGCATCCAGGTATTACAAGAACGATAGCTTGTCCAAATCTTGCCATTAGTAGAAGTTTGTATTTCTCCGGACTCTCCTACCGCCACAAAGATATTACCATTGGTAGCTACATGGGATAGATTTCCGGTATACCCAGAGTCGGTTTCTCTATGCTTCCAATTTATTCCATTGCCTGAAGATTGTATCTCACCACTGTCCCCTACAAGTATTATGAAATTATCCTGAAACGAGATATCGCGAAACGTTTTATTGTAAGATAGATCGGCGCTGCGATGCGCCCAAATTATCCCATTCGGAGAAGTTTGTATTTCCCCATTATCTCCGACTACAACAAACATGCTACCAGTCCAAACAACCTTACGGAACGCTCCAGCATAATTACCATCGCAGTTTCTATGGGTCCATGCTCCAGCCACGGTGGAAGTTTGTATCTCGCCATTGGCTCCTACCACGACGTTGATGATCCCATCTGAAGCTGCGCTCGTAAAGTATCTTATCGTGTTTGCAGGGTACGGATTATTAATAAGTTCTTTAGTCCATACAAGCCCAGTGGGGGAAGTCCATACAACCGGCGTGGTTCCCCAACCTATTAGTTTGGTGCCAGTCCAGGTAGCACTAACTATAAGTTCTGTTGGACCTATCATCGGTACAGAAGATAATTGTACCGAAAACGCGTTGCTTATAGTGCTTCGCTTAGGATCGCCAAACCATCCATAAAGTATATTATTTTTCTCCGGCTGTGGAGGTGACGCATTTATTGTGTCGCTACTATTGATTACGATAGTAGTATCTCGATCAAGTGAAGCAGGAGCAACTCCAAGCGGAGCTCCGATGGCAAACTCATCCAGCTTTAATTGGGATGCAGCGTCGGTATTAAGTCTAAGTGCCTCTCCCGGGGCTAAGCCAAGTACGTACGCTGGCCAGCGACTATCCGAATTATAATTTTTAATGAAGACTGCCATAGGAATCCGGTCGGCCGGGGAGTATATAATCCTATCACTCGCTCCGTCACCCTCGTATATACAAAATCCAAAGCCTGTGTCTGGATTATACTTCCATAAAATCCCACTCTGCTCCAGCTCTTCTTCCGAGCAACTGAAACATTCATACTGGATTTTATCGTTAGCGTTACTAAGAACCGAGTCATTCTTTATAATCAACCCATCGTAGCTAAATTCTGCAATTGGACTGTCAACGGAAGCATGTATGGAGTTGGTACGAAGAGCGGAGCCGCTACCCCTGTATGTATCTATCAGTTGTGTTCCAACGGAGGTAGCTGATAAATTTTTAATAACCACTATTCCGAAACGTTCCTTATAGTTAAGTCCCGTCAGGACGCGATTGTTACCGGCACGTATGGCCTGTTCTTCTGGAGAGCCCGCCATCACCATTGAAAATTCCACATCAGTTAGCATGCGTTTTCCGGAAGCCTGGAGTATTCTTACCGAATCGTACCACGACCGGCTGAACTTTATGATGCTACCATAAGAGGATTTTCCGTCCCCTTCTGCTCCGAGATAAATATCTACCCAAAGATTAGATTCTTTATGATAGACCATACCTTCCGGCGAACAAGTTAGCGGACGATGGTTCAAATCCCATACAGAGGCTGGGAGTGGGTCCCCGGCCCTATAATCAGAAAGCCCATGTGTCGTCATGAATGGAGTGTCCTCGCATAGCGTATGAAACCCCCCTACCTTTCTGCTGCTATCATCGGTATATCCCTCCGGCGCATCAGGAGCGTCGGTAATTTTTATCGATGGCACATTGGTTCCATTGTCATCATCACATAAGTAAATGTAATAGTCTTTTCCTGGAACTAGATCGGATAAATTTATCTGAGTTGGATCCTTAAGAACAAATAGTCTAGCACTAGAATGGAGCGCAACAACTAAATGCGCCGGGGATAGCAATGTCGTGCGGCCAGCGATGGTAACGGAATCGGACATTCTCCAATCCCCCGAACACTTATATGCTAATGGAGATATTAGGTATGTCAAATGGTGAGAATTTATAAGGACGTCTGAGTTTGGGGCAAGCCTAACATCCTTGTCGGACATCCCGGCGGCAGCTCTCAGTCCATCGGAGGATCCTTGCTTTTCTGTAACGCCCTTGACTTCTTCTCGCAACGTGTCAATATCCCCAACAAAGTTAGCTTGCTTTGTCTGCAATACAGCTGCCGCGGCGGCTTTCGTAAGCAGTGCCCCGTCAGCACCATTGGCACTGTCAGTTACTTGTGTGACCTCTTCCCCGTTAAGCAGAAGTTTAGCAGTCTCTATTCTTGGAGTAACCAACTCATCGTTGGTTACCCTAGTCTCTTTAATCGCCATTCGGCTCCTCCAGTATCAACCGTCCTACGAGCAAAGCACTCATAGGACGGTGAATCAATTATTTTTTATTGTGGCGCTTAGTCGCACTATCAGCGCATCCTCTAAATCCCATTACAGTTGAACCGACCTCTCGATCAACCGACGCATACGCCTCAGATCCGCCACGAGAATCCTTTCCTCCTGCCGCTAAAATATAGTTTCCTGCACCTCCCGAAGAATGCCGTTTCCCTTGTCCGGAGTTATCGGTTTCCCATTTGACAGTAGAACTGCTGTCGTTAAATTGTCCAGCAGAACTTAGCAACTGCCACAAATATCCCGTACCGTCTTCAACTCCAATGTTTGATACCATGCGAGTTAGTGATACACTACTGTTTATCCCAGTTGGGTATGTTCGTTGTCCACCAGCAGTAACAACAGCATTAAAACTTTCGGGACGGCTATCCCCAATTACCACCATGAACGTTCGTCCTGTCGGTAGTTCCTGAGGAAAAATTATTGTACCGTCAACTACAGTAAGTGGTGAAACTGCTATTGGCAGATCGTCGCGCACCAGACTGTATTCCTCGTTCCAGTCTGGAGCACACCTGACCCAACATTCACCACTGTCCCATGCGCCATATAATATAACTCTAGGATTTATTATATCAGTCACTACCGAAGAGGGAGTCCCATTCTGATGTTCAAAGATACCATGGTAAGCTAATGACGGATCTCTTGGGGCAAACCACATTTGATTAAGGTACTGCTTGTCCGTCGTATTATGCCTGTTATCAACAAACAAATAATTTTCAGTAACCTCCGTTTCCCCAAACAGGTTCGAATCTATAAGTTCGCCATTTACTCCCATTCGCGCAACTTTTCCAGCCTCCATATCACTTCTCCAAATATACTGAGGAGCGGGCACATCACCAAACTCTATTCGCATAAGCATCCTTAGAGTCCCTTTTAGTGGTAGCTTCAGCAAAGTAATATGATGGGATATCCAAGTATTGAATTGGTTATCAATAGCTACAAAAAAAGTTCCTACTCCCACAAGACAAGATATTTCCTTACCTTGAAGTCCCGCACCGTTATAGTTGGACCAAGTAATTCCATCCTCTGAAACTATTTTCTGGCCAGTCGAACTTGCCACTAACCAACCTTCTTTATTCGACGCTACTACACTCCATGAGACTGTATGGTAACCTGAGGGAATAGAGCAGATCGTCCAGTCTATCCCATTTGTAGAAGTTTGTATTTCCCCATTATCACCAACTGCCACGATATGATTTTCCTTGGAGGCAATCCCATTCCAAGTTCCAGTATACCCACCGGATGCTTGCCTACTTTCCCAAACTTCTCCATTTGTAGAAGTTTGTATTTCTCCTGAATTGCCAATCACCAGAAAAGTGGCCCCGTTCCAAACCAACCCATTCCATTCTCCAAGGTATCCAGACGAAATGTCTATAGCCCGATGGGTCCACGTTATACCATCAGGGGAAGTTTGAATTTCCCTGTTCCTCCCTATTGCAACAAACATACTTCCATTCCAAACTATATTAACTATACCCCCAGCATAACCGGTCATAGTCGCATCATGCCAAGTACCGTCAAAGTATCGTATCCCCTCACTTCCAGCAAGTATATAAACACCATCGGCTTCGATGCATTTGTGTAACACAGTCTCTTCTGAGGTATAAAATAAATCCCAGTCTATCCCGTTATTAGAACGAAATAAATTTCCTGCAGCGTCGGTCAGCAAAAATATGCCTGCGTTCGTTATAGTCATAGAAGTTGGAGCATATAAGAGTCCGGTCACAACCTCCACTGAACCGGGGACGTGCGCAACGGTCTGTAGCGCCCAAGCAAATCCAATTTCTCTGTTCACATTCCATTCTATCCCATCCAATGTAAACTTCTCATTTGTTTTCCATAGAAAATGTTCAGAAATGTTAGAATCGGCATATGCAGAATTGCTGCTTAGCGTCACCCCGTCTGTCGTAAAATTATAAATACCAAGTGGTACACGCTCTGGTATCTTAGCGGTTGGAGCCAAAGAGACCACTGTTTGTTTTGTGAGGCCAGACAATGAAAATCTCATCCAATCATTTGCAGTTCTACTCTTACTCCAGGCCAGGCACTCATTGTGGTCTGTGATATAATCTATAGAGTTTTTAATTTTAATCGTTGGACTAGAAGTATTCTGATCAACTCCTCCATTAGATACCATCACCTTACATCCGTTGGTAACTTCTTTAAACGCAACTACCATAAGAAGTTCAGAAGCACAGTTTGCGCCAAACGTTAGTTCATTGCCTGAAATCTCGATAGTCTTCGAAGTTGTGTCAAAATAATTTCTTGCTCCATGCGTGTTGTTGAGTTCTAGATAATTCCATCCAATGGCGCGACTAAACCATAACCAAGGACTATCCTCAATAATCCCCTTAATTAAAAGTATATCAGGCTCGAACGGAAAATTCATTTTAGTTAGCTGGCCAGCGGTATGCCTAACCTCGCCGAAGACTGAGTTTTCCGTTCCAAGCATAGTCTTCTTTGACATACCAAACTGAATGGAGATCCGATGGTATGTTAATAGGACATTGTTATTAAACAGATGTAGGGACATGCGCTCTCCAAAGTTTGGTTCCATCTGGGCCATCCCGGAACGATACCAATCAATCCCACTAGAAGACTGCATAGCCCCTGCTCCGAGGCCATTGCTGGTACTAAGGAATCCCGTCACTATGAAATAATTCTCGTTCCATATTACATCCATGGTTGTTATCATAAGATCTTCTATGGTAGTCCAGACCCACTCACCACCGTAGACGATTGTGCCGACCTTAATAAACTTATTATAAATCCATACGACCGTACTCTCGTTAGAGGCGAAAGTCGCCGTAGATTGAGCGGATCCACCAGCGCCCATAGGATTTGCTGCGAGCACCCAAGTTATCCCATCCAGAGAAGTATAGATATCGTACCCATTAGCAAGCGCAAGAAACACATTGTTATTCCAGATAAGTTTATTTATTGCCACCCCATTAGTGTCCGATGGACGGTTACCCTCGGTCCAATCGATTCCATTACTCGAAACTTGTAGTTCAAAATTCTCCGCGCCGCCGGCAACAAAACTGGTGCCATTCCATACGAGGGCAGTAAACTGTCCGGTGTAACCGTTAGCATTATTTCGCGTGGTCCAAGTTATACCATCTGGGGAAGTTTGAATTATTCCATTATCCCCAACGCTTACAAAAATATTCCCACCCCATGTCACCTTCGCAGTACCGAGAGCCGTTGCTCCGTAAATCGTTCTTGCTATCCACTCGACTCCATCCGTAGTAGTATAAATAGTTGACATGTTGTCTATGAGACAAGCGAATACGGTAGTGTCATTACTAAAAAGGTTAGTAGCTTCCTTTGGTAGTTCGGTAGAAGTTTTCCATTCCAAGCGAGTATTTGCAGTTTCTATTGGTAGTTCGTCTCCGAACCAAGCATACAACATATACTCAACCTCATCCGGATCAGGCGAATATAAAATAATCCCATTTTTCCCAGCCGTTACCCAATGATCCTTAAAATAAATTATGGTGACCATAGCAACGGGAGGACCATTGTTAATTACCATACGGGATACTCCGGTATCCTTATTCCTTATCGATATTGTGCCCGCAGAGTTTATAACCCCTTTCTGATCTTCGTGGAATACAAGATCGAGCGTTGATACATAACTCCCCTTGATGTCTGGAGCCAATTCCCAAACGATTCCATCGTAACTTATCATGGACGTTCCTGCTCCATGGCGGTCAAATACAACAAACTTTCCCTTTCCGCGCGCGTCCTCCTCCCATGTAACCGAAGTAAAATTTACGGAGCTGCCACCAGGATTGGGATGGATCGGCGTTATCCAGGTCTTGCCATCAACGGAAGTTTGTATTCCAGCACTGTCACCTACCGCTACTATGATATCTTTGTTAGCCGCTAAGAAGTTAAATTGTTCTGTATATTCTGTGGACGAAGTGGCCTGATTAAACTGAACAATAAAGTTGTTAACCGATAGATCTCCGCCTAATGTTACGCTCTTATTACCCGTGATACCAGCATGCCATAATTCCGATTTACTGTAAGCTCCTTCTGTCGAAAGTGGAACGGTAAAAGTGATGCCTTGAGCATATGAATATATCCTCCATGGAGCAGGCCATGATATTGCCTTTACCCAGACCATGGCCGGAGTTTTCCCTATCGGGTTAGCTATAACTTTGGTAGCTTCCCTATTCCCTGCATACTTGCAAAATCCAAAACCAGTAGCGGAATTGTATTTCCACATAGTACCATCCGGTCCTACGAATTCTTCAGGGCAATAAAATAATTGCCGCATGAAAGAATCTTCCTCACTATTTCCAAATCCAACAGTCACTCCGGTACGTGTGTAGCCGATTAGTTCATCGCTAAGTACCGGAGTCTCTATGCCGCGCAACTGCAGAGCCTCGCCGGCTGTATCATTCTCTGCCCATGAGGATCCTAGCATGGTGTCAAATATAAACGGCTCGCTGTCCATGGTTAAACATTTACTTAGGATCATGCCGCCAGAACTAATAAAGTCTAGACCGATGTCGAGTTCTCGGTGATAGTTATTGTTAGCTTCTTGTTCCGGACTTCCGTCCATTACCATCGGAAATTCGGAGGAAGTAAGTAGTCGCTTGCCCTGATTCTTGAGCAACTGTATCGCAGTTACCTGTGGAATAGACGTAAGCGCATCGGCTTTATACACGGAGGATCCACTGAAATCGTTTAAATATATATCAACCCATAGATCCAATGAGGAGCAATAAACCATTCCATAAGGGTCGCACCCAGCTGGTCTAAGGTTTAGGTCCCATATGGAGTCCGGTAATATATCCCCTGCTGTAAACCCATACAACGGATGCGTCGTGCTAACGCTATCTCCTATATCAGTTCCTACTGTATGGAATCCTCCAATCTTCCGGCTGTTTACTATAGTGTAGCCATTCGGAGCAATCTTATGAGGGGATACTATTATCTTTGGTAGTGTTGAGCCATCTTGTCGATCACAGGCATATATGCAGTAGTCCATGCCGGCACCAAGAGTAAGCATGGCGAGTCCTAAAAATTTTCCGTGCCAAAAAAATAGTTTCTTGCCAGACGGAATTAAGACACTCAGTACGTCTGGGACCACTAGGGTACGCCTTCCCGAGCTAGTGAGCCTACTCTTAATGTGGAACTTCCCACTGCGTTCGTAATGATCCGGAGATACCAAATACGATAATCGATCCTCACCAATGTAGTAATCTCGTTTCTTACGAACAGATATATCCGCGTTTGACATATTAGTCAGTTCTCTGACTTTATTTGGGCTAAGCGGGTTCTCTCCAAGAGAAGTCATCTCCGCACCTAACAGAGCTAACTTAGTTGTGAAGTCTTCTAATTCTTGCTCTATTAAAATGCTAGCACTCTTAGAAGTAGTTAACGTGTTTGTTCCTCCAAGCACGGTCCCATCAAGTACAAATTCATCGACCGTGATAGAAGGATTTCCGAGTCGCTTACCGGTAGCTATTAGATCATTGATTGCCATTTAGTTTCTCCAATGTTACTTGCCGCGTTCGTACTACCCAAACGCGGCAAGTAATTTAGTTATTAGTACGGACATTTTCCAAGAGACTTAGCGCAGCCTCTGTAGGTAAGGTCATTTCGACCATCCTCAGTCTTTCTGACATCTCCCCTTCTGCCCTCAGTACCGACATCCATTAAAGTTTCTGATGGTCCGCCGGCTATAAGGCAATACGAATCAGCATCCGAACTACTATATATGTATCCCCTACCGCTTCCGCCCTCCTCGTACTCCCATACACTATCATCGTTGCTATTGTATCCGGCAGTATCTTTTAGGTATTGCCATAAATATCCTGTAGCATCTTCAATTCCTATATTAGATATTAACCGGGCATGGTTAGATCCACTATGGCGTCCCGGTGTTACTTTTGCAGACAGCTTTGGAAGATGTTTAGTAACAAAACCGTTGTGTTTGGATTCTCCCATAACCATTAACAAGAACCTACCAGAAGGAACCCCACCATCAGCTTTAATGGTCACTGTGTTGGATTCAAATAATACTGGACTTTTGTTTGAACTAACTTCTACTACCCTACCGTCTGCTGTGTTATTCAGTAGGTCACTTATCCAATAGTTTGGGGCACTGGTGGGCTTACTTATTAATTTCCAGGTAAACTCCGTATCATCAAGTCGTGAGATGACAATCGCCGTAGGGGCAATAACGCTAGTATCTATTACTGATTCAACAGAACCATCATTATCGATAAAGAGACATTGCCCGACGGATGGATCGTCTGGCGCAAACCAAACCAAGTTAATAAAAGTTACTAATCGTTCCTCATCGAAGTTGTTACCTATTCGCTGTACCATATGGGGAAGAAGTCCCTGTTCTGGAACTTGCTCATCAACTACACCCATGTCTACAGGCATCGTATTGGAATAGCGCTGAAAGAAGGAGACCTTTCCTGGCGAATGGTCTTTCGTCCAGGCGACGGCCATGGTGGAGTCTTCACGACTACTAATTGCTACAAGGGGTACCTTCTGTATTGGAAGACTCATGGCCGGTGCTGGAGCAACCTCGATTCGGTACGACTTACCTCGCCCAGTTACGACACAACTCGTTCCATTAGACGCTACCCCAGAAATTGCAGTAGTGGAAAATCTTTGATATGCCTTACTCCAGGTATTACCCTTATCTGAGGATATAGCATACCCTCCCTCGCCGTGTACTATTACGACGATGTCGCCAAAAACACTAATCTTTGATACTTCATAGGATGGGCGTGGTGGAATTATTTTGGCATCCCATAAGGTACCAGCTGTGGACACATACGCATACTCGCCACTACCAACTGCAATAAATTGCGTACCAGTCCAGACGATGGCGGATAAGGGATGTCCTATCGATGTCGATACATTAGTCCAATCGGTACCATTTGGAGATGTCTGTATTGTCCCACCATCTCCAACTATAACCATTAGGCTCTCGTTCGACGTTGCGTAATTAAACTTTATAGAAGGATCGATGCCTGCGCCTGCGCTTTGGGAAACCCAGAGCAATCCATCAACTGAGGTAAGGATGCAATTATTTTCCCCTACCGCTAAAAACATAGTGCCGGTGAAGAATATTTTAGTTATCTCCTCCGGGGCAACATAGCCAGTATCCCTCCAAACGATCCCATCTTTAGATGACGCCATCCGTCGGGAAGTTGCATCACTGATTAGCCATATACCAAGGCCGTATGCTACGGCACTCCAATTTGCTTTATTATATCTTCTGTCGGTCCAATCGATTCCATTTGTAGAAGTTTTGATTAATCCCTCCTCCCCTACCATTACAAACAAACCATCGAGGTAAGCTATGTCCAACACTGTCCCGAATCCTACAACAGAGATGTCCGGGAGTCCGCCTCCCCGCCGCTGTTGTACACTATATGCAAAGCCAGAAGCCCGGTTAAATCTCCAGGTAATTCCATCAATAGTCTCAGCCTCGGTAGTGTGCCAAGCATGGATTAACATTTCTTTGTTAAGGAGTCTATTGGTATCTCGTAAAGTAAACCCGGAGTTATTAAACGCTCCAACCGTCAGGTTTGTGTCCCACAGCGGAAGGCTCGGTTCAATAAATCTCATAGGTAGTGCCGCACTACTTGAGTCATCGGCATTCCATATCATTCCGCCACTGTTGGGAGAATTATAATCTGCCCCCAACCCCACATTATAAGCTGGAGTTAGAGCGTCAGTTCGGTGCGCTCCGGCTACGACAGCATATCCATTAGCATGTTCCCTGAATGCTACTACTAAATAATTTCCAAAATCATTCAGTTCGCTAAGTTGTACCTTAGTCCCAACTACCAGTTGTCTCCCGACAATAGGCTCCACGCTCGATGTATCCCGGGAGTTATAGAGATTGAATGCGCTAAAATTATTTTGTTTTCTATAAATAACTCTGATAGCATCACTAGCATCAGTACGGTGTATCATTACAGTATCCGGGGCGAACCCCACGTCTATGCATGAACCGTCATAATTATTGTGGCTCATTTCGCAGATGGTGGTATCCGCGGATACCATCAGGTGGTTTGGGCGAGCTATCTTAATAGTGCAATCTTCTCCTACGGCAATTAAGGCACCATCAAAGTAGCTAATACTATGAAATGATTTGTTGTTACCGAGCCGAACTATTGATTCCCAACCAATGCCGTCATGTGAGGTTTGGACCTGTCCCCTGCTACCTAACAGGGTAAACGTACTCCCATCCCAAACAACATCACTGATCCTATCAATCGTACCAGAGGCGTTATCGCTGTGGGTCCAATTGATTCCATCGTAGGAAGTTTGTAGTTCTCCGCCATTACCAGTCACCAGGAATATGGATCCGTTCCAGTTGACACTAGTAAAGAGATCGGAGAAGTCGTTACTGATAACAGTGGCCCTGCTCCAAGTAATTCCATCAGTAGAAATTTGTATTTCACTATCTCCGCCTACGGCCACAAAGCTACCGTTCCCCCAAACAACATCATAGAACTGTCCGGTATAACTACCCGCACTACTCGTGCTATTCCAGGTACTACCGTCATCAATGGAATACTGAATAGTTCCATTGTCACCAACCGCAACCAACGCTGAGGGCCCTGCTGCGACGCCTCGGAATCTACCAGTGAACGCGTTGGCATTATCGTGATGAACCCAATCAACCCCATTAATCGATGTTTGTATTTCACCAACATCTCCCACAATAATGAAGGAGTTGGTGTTAAATGTAGTACCACCATACCAGGTGCTAGTGTAAGCGTATGCTGGCGAAGACAGTATCCAAGTTTTTTTATCTGTGGTGTGGAGGATGGTGCCGGAGGATCCCAACAGTAGCATCATGTTATTATTATGCAATACTTTAAATAATGTAACAGTTAGATCGATCCCTGCTATGGCGGCTGTATCTGCCTCGTCCCAAACGATACGGTGTTTGGCATTGTTACCTTCCATCGGCGTTTTCTCAGGAAACCAGGCATACATCATGTATTCGTCATAAGAAGAAATACTTCCGATGTGGATCAGTCCGCCGTGCCCTACCACTATCCACTTGCCCTTAAAAAACCCCACACCACGAAGAGGATTGTTCGGAGTTATGCTATCATGCTTAATCCACGAATCATCGTAAGGGTCGTCACTCATGGATGTTCGTATTTCTCCGTAGTCAGGATTGCCTGGCGGGTTCGAAGGGTCCAAGACGGGCCCTACCCTCATAGAATAAGCTCCATTACTGGCCACGAAGCTTGGGGCATGGGTTTGGCCCGAGACACTCCCGACATAAGTCCAATTGATTCCATCCGGAGAGGTTTGTACCTCAGTGTCATTGTTGGCGTAAATGGTAAATTTTGATCCGTCATAGTCTATGTAATTAAACCATTGCGTAGTTCCGTTAGCGTTATCTCGTATA